GATGGAATTTCGGGAATACGAATTGCCTGAAGAGTAGTAGTAGAGATTGCATTTCCAGACATATTAGAATTGTATATATAGAGCTTTTGACTTCCTGCCTTATGACGAATTACAATAATTTCACGTCCACCGGAGCTTGATGCATTCGTACTATCGGTTCCCCATGAAAATTTGTAACTCTGGCTATACCATAAGCGAAATCCGTTAGATCCATCTCCCTGGAAGCATTGTGCCAGAGTAGCACCTGTTGCGTTCTCGTTGTCAAATTCAAAGTCAATCGCAAATGTGAAATCCTTATCCTTATCCATAATAGAGATTCCAGTATCAATGTGGTTTGTTCCGTCAAATACTGTTGTGGAAGAGATTAATTCTTCTTCCTCAATATCGTTGTAATGGAAGTCAACTCCAAGTGTAAAATCAAATGAGTCTTTCAGTGACAGAACTTTCTGCTCAAGTCCCATTTTCATCATTGCATATAACTCAACCTGAGACAGGTCTTTGAGATCTTTATCATTGAAGTATCCGTCTACATATTCACAGGTGTCAAATACTGCGTTTACAGTTTTATCACCGTTTACATATCCGGACTGGTCCCATCCTTTAAATAGATTATATTTATAGGCAGCTTCCTCGGCTGTGTATACAGGAGTATCACCCTCGTATTTAACATAAGTTCCATATGGGGCTACCGTTTCCTGTAAGGTTAAACCTTTAGAGTTATACTTTACGGTATAATTTCTGATTGTACTTGTATAAACTGCATTGATAACTCTATCAGCAAAAATTTTATCTGAGAGAATAGTGTCCCAACCCTTAAATGTAAAATCATTTTCAATGGTACTTTGTTTTATAGGTATAGCTATAGGATCATCCTGACGAGTTGTAGGATCTACAGCACATGAGCCTTTATCAACATACTGAATATCTAATACAGTTTTATTAGAATCATCATTCAAGAATGAAACTTTAAACTGTGCAATCATAGAATCATATGTGATTGTAAGGTTTGTCCAGATACCTGGCTCGTCATCAGTTCCAACAAAGTCTTTATACTCCTGTTGACGCATAACTGGAATGTGAATAGTTCCTGTTAATACAGACTGGTCAATGGTAATACCATTCTCATCAATACCACTAAGTTTTGCCAATTTCTTTAAGAGATCAGTGTTTTCAAGGTTCCAATCAATACCTGTGATACTTACGGTCTTAAGTGTTGAAATGGCAGTTTTTATAATTTCAAGTGCATCCACAATAGAATTCTGGCAAACAAATGTCTGCAGATTATCATAAGATGTTACATTAAGATTTGTAAGGTCTTTCAGATTTTTAAACGTAAGAGTATTAATTGTTGCAGGTAAATATGCGTTCTTAATCTTACCGTGATTAGCAAGCAGGAAAGAAGTAATAGCAGTATTCTGTGCGTAAAGATTAATAAGATTCTCACATGCAGAAAGATTTACAGATCCTGTTAAGTTTGGACAGTTCTTAATATTAAGAGTTTCAAGAAGTGTATTGTTACCCATGTTGAGAGTTGTTAAGAACGTATTCTGATAACCGCTTGTTTCATTACCAATGATAAGAGTTTTAAGCTTCGATGCCTTAGAAAAATCATTGTCGTGAATGTAACAAGCAGACAAATCATTAAGTGCCTGTATTCTTGACGCACAATAAATAAGAATAGCAGTATCATCCATATTAGTTAAGTTGGTTGTAATTTCATATTCCTGTCCAGCTTTTGCACGAACCTGAGTTGTTTCCGGTGAATTACCATAAAGTACAGAAATATACATGTCTGAGTATGGAACAATTCTTAATGTATAATCTGGTTTTACAACAGCTGTCTTAGGAGTATTACAACGGAACATAATCTGATCAGACTTAACATCAGTATGAAGGAATTTTGTTCCCATATATGCATGTTGATCACGTTCCCACTGTCTGAGATGATACATTCCTCTACCATTCATCATTTCTTTTACAAATCTTGGTATTCCTTTTCTATATGTTCTAAAATATAATCTATCGTAGTGTAACCTCCAAAGCTCTTCTGGAAATTGTTTTTGCCATGTTTCGTACTCATTAATTAAATGAGTATCAGACCAACAGTTTGAATCTACTGACTGATACAACGCAGAAAGCTGCTTTGGCATTAAATCACGAATTCTACACCACAATGTACTTTCGGCAGCATTAAATACATAGCCAGAACTTGGATTTCCATCTTCCTTATAGTCCGTGTCCTCTTTTCCATAAGGAAATACAAGCTCTCCACTGTTATTAATTCCGGTCTGAGTATCCATATCGTATGCCCAGAGATCAAACCTATAACCGTTACGAATTGCTGCTTTTTTATCATCAATTATATAATATGCAGCTTTATCACCCATTTTAGCAGCTTCTGCTTGACTTATATAATATTTTGCGTAATGTGGAAACACGTTTTTGGCTCTGTTGTCTATCATACTATATCTAGTTGTAACCAAATAGAAATACAGAAATGCATTTTCTATACACCAATCACCTAAATGAGAAACAAAGTCTTCATTAGAAGATGTAATTACAAATTCATAAAAATCTCTCCAAATTTGCCTGTTGTCTGTACGAATCTTTTCTTTTATTTCATCTGTTGATGTTGCAGATCCATCTTTGGAATCTCCACAGCAATCATATCTAAATTCAAATGAACCGTCCCAATTGTTATACAGATTATCATAAGCTGCATTTCCAGTTTTCCATTCATTTTTAGAAATAGGATATTTCATAGAACCATCTGAATTAGTGACTCCTGTCTGAAATGCAGAGTTTGGAAGAGTATTATCACTAATTTCAATACAAAATTCATTCATATCATCAGGGTCATAAGCTCTTGTAACATCAGTTTTCTTTGAATCACCAATATTACCACAACAGTAGAAGTTGTAATCTGTATTCTGAAATTCTCTATGCGTTGTAAGATCAGGATCATTCTCTTTGAGGAATACAACACAGTTTACAAACTCCATAGAGTTTTTAATTTTAGAATCTCTACGTGATGCAGGAGTATCGTATGGTAAGAAATCATTATATCGTTTCTGTCCTAAAGCATTTGTTGCCATATTAGAACTTGCTACGTTAGTCTTGATATTGAACCAGTTGTTTGGAACTGAATTCCTGGTAAGAGATACTTTACCAGTACCATCTTCATATTTAGTTCCATCGCCAAGAACTACTACAGATTTATAATTTGGATCAAGTTCAATTTTACTATTGATCTTATGAATACCGTCTGCGCAAAAAATCAAATCCATATTTCTTGCAGCAGCGCCATATTCATTAGAAGTAGTACCCTGTCCAGCCACATATCCATTCAATAGCTTCCAATTATCTAATTTTGAATCGCCATTTACATGAATGCATTCTACATTTGTATTTTTTACAAAATCCTTCTTATCATTTGTAAAATGTGGACAATCAATTTTAATAATTTTTAAATCAGGACATGCTTTTGCAACTGAATCTGGTGTAAGAGCATTGTTTTCGTTATAGATCTGATTTCGGTTGTATCTATTGATCATATCATCAGAGTTTCTTGCGTCTGCAATAAAGTTAGATAATACGTCAGAATCTGTTAGAGCTGCACTATAAGCTTTTATCCTGTAAATCAACACATCACAGTCTGGAGATCCAATAGAAATTGGAGCAGGAGTGTACTGATGTAATCTATGTGAATTATCATAAATAATAGGTCTGCCACCAACACCATCTTCATATGTCATGATAATAGATGTTGCTGTTGTACTTTTAGTATCAATTGAGTTAATATTATATTCATACTCAATAATATCTTCTTCGGAATATGGAAAATAAAGATCGTCTGTAGAAGTGTAAATGTTTGCTTCATGAACTTTCATTTCAAGTCCAATATTAGAATCTGCCAATCCATCGATACATGACAAGAAAGTGGCAGAAGCATTTCTTACATTTTTAGTTTTGAAAATAATCTTAAATTCTGCACCAGTTTGTTTTGGGTCTTTGGCAAACAGATTGTAGCTAATAGAAGCAGTAGTACCTGCTTTTACACAGAAATACTGATTCCCCTCATCATCGATTTGATAACCACCATTGTCCCAATCAAAGTTATCTGATACAGTCAAAGCAACTTCCGGATGATTTTCATCACTCCAAAGTCTGTTCTCGTCACCATTTGATAAACCAACTGGGTTAAAGTCGAATGCAAGATTTGTAGTAATTGGATTTACATCTATATCAAGTTTTTCAATATGTGTAGTAAGAATCTTCGTGATTTTCTGACATGAGATAGTAAGATTTTTCTGACCAATTTCAGAAGATTTAAAGCTCCAAACTTGAGCAGTTCTGTCTACAGTTAATGTAGATACAGTTTTTCCATCAATAGACAACTTAACGGTAGCAGGATTATGAACTGGGTCATAAACAACATATTTAATGCTTGTAGCCTGATATTGTTTTGCAGTAAATTCTTGCTGAGAGCATCCAATAATAGGGGTTCTATTTGCCGGATCAACACATACAATATCCTTACATATTGTAGCAGAAATAATATCTTTATTATTTACTGTTGCTGTCATATATACTTTAAGGAAATGAGCACCATGTTCCTGTTTGGTGATGTTATATGACATAATACGTCCAGAAGCCTGTGTTGTTACAGAATCTAATTCCTGTCCATCCAAGATAAAATGAATTGTCTTATTTACATTGCCATAAGGCGTATATCTAAATACTACATCTGTATCAGTATAGATCAATGTATCATCAAATGTACTCTCAAGCTTAAACTCAACAATAGTAACGGTCCAAGTTTTATATGACATTGTTCCAAAGCTATCCGTGATACTAACTCTAATCTGATTAGAGCCTACTGATAAATACTCTGTTAAGTCAACCTTGTTAGTTCCTTGAGAAGCAGTAGTTGTTGATACAATTGTATTTCCTACTTTCCAAATGGCTGTACCATCACCAGTTGTATCACCAGTGTTATCAACAGAGCTAAATGTGTATTCGATTTCTGCTTTATCTCCAAGTAGGAAAATGGCATCTGCAGGAGTTACACGCTCAATTGTGATAGTGGAAGTGTCAGATCCACTACCGCCTCCACCTTGTATAGTAAAGGTTTTGAGGACTTCGCCATCTTTTATCCAACTAAATGTAGTTCCCTCATAATTTACATCATATTTAGATGCAGCTGGATTCTTTTTAATTTCATCAATATCTGCCTGAATATTTGTAATGTCACCGTTGATTGTATTAAACTGTGAATCATAGTCGGCAACATTCTGCTTTAAAATATCCGCTGTATTTTTTGCCTCAGATGCAGTTGAACGAATTGCTTCGTCTGCTTTCTCAAGGTCCGTTGTCTTTGTTTTTAATGCTGTAATATCAGAAGTATTTGTTTCAACCTTTTGGGAAAGGTTAGTTACCGAAGATTCCACAGCATTTACCTTTTCTGATACAGGACTGATTTTTGTATCAACACTTGTATTAATTTCTTCTTTAAGAGCAGCTGTCCATTGTGCAGATGGCTCAATAGAGCTAAGTTCTACAGACTGGATTTCTGTTTCACCATTCTTAAAAGTAAGCTTACCCTTGCCACCTTCAACGGTATATGTAACTTTTAGGTTTGATAAACTGTTAATGGTGATAGTTGTCAGAATAACAGTACCATCTTTAAATACAAGCTTTCCTGTTGTATTGTCGTATTCAACCTTAAGATTCTTTAAACTGTCAATATTACTGATCGTATCATTGAGTGTTTTAACCTTAGTATCAATCTCTGTTTTGTTATAATAATTTTCTGCAAGATTTGCGTTCACATCTGCTGTTACAGATTTTTTTACGTCCGCCTTAATAGTATTAACATCTACGGATTCTGCAGAGGCTTTTGCCTGATCAGCATATTTCTTAGCTTCATCAACATGTCCCATTATGGTTGCTACAAATCCTGTGTACCAATCCTTAGACGGTTCAATAATACCGTCATAATTTAACCCTTCAAGAACAGTAAGTCTACCATTTGGTCTTGTTCTCCAAACATATGTATTGCCTTTTTCATTTGTTCCGGTTGCCATAATTTCAAATCTGACATCTCCGGCGATAGCAGTAACATTCTGATCAACTAACCATCCAAATGTAATATTAGTTGTACTTGATGCAACATTTACAGCAGTAGATACTTGTCCTTTTTTAGTAGATACATTTTCATATCTAATTTGAATCAGCATCTTCATCAAATCGATACCGTCCCAGTATCTTGGAATACGGAATGGAATATACTGACTATTTGTTTCCTGCACAATATTTATTTGTGAAGAGTCTACTGTTACATTTTTTAATTTATCCACTGTTGAATATGAATTATCATAGTATTCATCATAGATAACATATCGTCCATCTGTGCATAATACATATCCATCGTCAACAACAGCAGTAGTGGCTAAATCAGCCTCCATGGTAGAGATATCACTATCATCGGAAGCTGAATTAGCCAATATTTGTGCTTTTGAATCTTTAAATGACATGTTCTCCCTCCATCTTTTATTTTAATAATTCATCAAGACTCTGTACGCCTGTAACTTTGTCAATATGTGTAACACCATCTTGAGTGCCATCTGGATCTGTACCTGTAAGTTCTTTTGCAATAGAGTCTGAAAGGTCTGCAATCCCAACACCATCACCTGTATTTCCATTAGCGTTTACAAGAGTCAGTTTCTTTGCTTCTGAATCAAGTTTCATATCAATTGGCATATTGTCATAAGTTGCCTGACCAAGTTTCTTAATATCTTCAGCAGTTGCCATAAGTGCAAGAATTCTCTGGTCAAGTTCAGTTAACATTTCACTTGGTTCATAACTATCAAACTGTGCTAATTTTGTAATGTGGATAAGTCCAGATTCAGTTTTTCGAACATAAGAAGTGGTAGTATCAGATTCTTCATCATGAACGAGTTTTAAGAAAGTAAATGATACCTCGATATCACCTGGTTCTGCAGAGATATTGGCTGTCACAGGAATAGTATATAAAATATGACTCTCATCAGTTGTTGTATCTGCAATGAGCTGAGTCATCTTAATTTTCTTTGTAACCGGAAGAACATATTTCATATAAGCAGTAGTATCTGTCATATCAATTTGTTCTTTATAAAATTTGTTAATAATAATCTGGATAGAGTTCACGCAATTACTTTTCTCCATCAAACTTTCTTTTACTGTAGTAATAACATTATTGTCATCTGTAATTCTAAGAGTGTACATTTTACACCACCTTTCTAACAATAATAACAAATATATAATTTACGAAATAATAGCCATCCAACTAACTGTCAGTTTTTTATCAACCCCATTTTCATTGTTATAAATACAAATAGTGGCACCAGTTTGACTTTTATTTGTTATTGAAACGGCATAGTTTTGGGGATCTGTTTGATTAGTTGTCGCGAATACGACTGGAATAGATTTGAATTTATTTGGGAATGTTAAAGTATAAGTTTTTGCGCCAGCTGTAGATCCAGTTGTAAATTCAAAAGAACCAACCTGATAACTGACTACAAAATCTACATTATTTATATAATAATAATCTGATGGCTTTTGTCTTTGCTTTAGTGGAATACGAATCTGTGCGACTGTTTCAGAAGTGCTATTTGATTCAGATATATAAACATATCCAATAAGAGGGTATGGCTCTTGAAGCAATGAGTTTGGGACATCTACATAAAATTTATTATTTTTTAAAGATGATTTAACTTGAAGTGCTTCTTCACTCATTCTATTGCACCAGTGAACCACAGGTGGAGAAGTCAGACCAAATGTTTCAAAACATATGGTCTGTCCTTTATCCCATTGTGTAAGATGATTTATTCTAGTAACACCATCAGATCCATAACAAGCAATATCAATTACGTTGCCCATAAGGACCTCCTTAATTTATTCAGCTACAGCTTCTTTTGTTTCATCAGGTTCTGTATCTGCTTTTTCTTCTTTCTTTTCTGGTTCCGGTTTCTTTACAAGAAAAGCGTCAATAATAGCATAATCATTCATTGTCGCGTTAGGTGCATCAACCTCATAGAGAGAATCAAATTCTTCCTCGGTAAGCTGTGGAATATCTACATCAATTTGATACAAAAGTATAGGAGTGAACTTAGCCATAAATTTCTCATATGCTTCTTTGTCATCGTTAGGAATGGCGATTCCACCCTCCACCTCTTTACCGTACTCCTGAATTAATTTATTTTTCTGATCGTCACAGTCTTTGATTTCGTCTTGAAGTTTACGAAGTACACGGAAGAGTACAAATGCTGTTTTGCCTTTAGCGTTACTGAATTTTTTAGTTGCCTCAATAATATCGTAAATAGCTGCGTTTGTGATTTTCATAGTAGTTTTTCTCCTTTTTATCTTAATTTTTAATATAAAAAGAGCATTCCTGTTATAGAATGCTCTTAGTTGATTTGTTGCTCTAAATATTCAATTCGTTGCTTTAATTGTTTATTCTCTGCTTTTAATTCAGCATACATTTCTTGGATTGATTTTGTAATAAGACTTTCCATATAGAATGTATTTACACCATATGGTTCATTGCTTTCAGATGGTTTTATTACCATGTTAGGGTTTATATCTTCTAATTCTTGAGCAATATATCCTAAATCTATATAATTATTTGATTCTTTCCATATAAATTCTCTATGATTTATTTTTAAGATTTGGCTTAATGCATTGTCGATATTGGTGTTTTTTATATTTCTTTTTAATCTCCTATCAGATGTTGTAAGTTGAAATGTTCTTGTCTCAAATTTTTGATAATCCCATTTTCCACGAATTGTAATTTTATTGTCTACGTTAGTTCTGATAATTGATACATAATATTTTCCACCATCATCTGTTGATGTACAAATTGCAGGTCGATAACTTGTTGACTCTGAATTAATTATGTATCCATTAACATTACCACTAACATCTCCAGTAACATTTCCATTTAATGTCCCTCTTATAATACCACCAGATATAGAAACGCTTGTATATGGTGCGACAGAATAAAAATACAAATATGGTTCATTATTTCCATCGAGGCCCATTAAAAGTTTTGGCAATGGTTCTACGTCACTTATTCCATAATCATACTTCATAGATAATTGTCCATTCCTTAATTCTGTTATGGTGTTGTTTCCCTTTGATGTTATGCCACCTAAAATATCTGCGTTTGAGCAATGCATACTACCATCTTGATTTACATAAAATGCTCCACTTCCAGCCCAGAATGCATATTTTCCAGAAGTTACACTAAGACCACAACTATCAGATCCACTTCCTGCTGTGCCGTATGGTTTATTGTAAATAGAACCATCATTACTAATATTGAAAAGCCCAATCTTTCCAGACGATGCGGTGATTGTTCCTGATATAGTAGCATCAGTTACGGTCATATTACCTTCACTATCAACAATAAATTTATCAGATATACTTAATCCAGAATTACCAAAATATGCATTACCAGGGACTCCTGCATTATATCCATTTCCTTTATAAATAGCATCAGAATTTATATTCCATGGACCAATACTTCCTGTTGATGCTGTAATATTACCACTAAAACTTCCTGTCGCTGCCTTTAACTCTCCAGAAAAAGTTCCGGCTGATGCATATATAGTCCCTGAAAAAGTTCCTGACTTTGCATTAACATTACCTTCGCTATCAACAATAAATTTATCAGATATACTTAATCCAGAATTACCAAAATATGCATTTTTACTGCTAGAAGTGTTTGCTACCGCATACCCACTACCTTTAGATAATGCATCATTTGTAATGTTCCATCCTGCGATAAGACCTTCTGAACTGTAAAGTTTCCCATATATAACGGCATTTTGTGCAACCATTAAACCTTTTGTATTCACACGAAAATAACCTTCTGTGTTGTCTGGAAGAGGCATTGAAGAATCATAATTTCCTATCTCTCCATTGTTAGACACAATAAAAGCAAGTCCACCACTTTTTATTTCTTCTGTAGTAGAATAATCTTTTAATTTATTTTCAAGCCCATTTGTTGTAATATAGTTTGTAAGATCACCTATGTTGCTTTCATGGATTTTTACATCTGCTCCGAGCACGAGATTATTAGCAATAATATCACCACGAACAGTGAGAGTTTGTCCGTTCCATGCCATAAGTCCTGCGGAATTGTCTTCTTCTGACGCTTCTTTAATACCTACATAATTCTTAATAAGATTGTACTTTGTTGTACGTTCTGCATCAGATAGAGTATTGATTCCAAACTCTTTTTCAAGATCTGTTCGAGTCATCTGATTTAATATACTTGCAGATTTATTTTCTTTGTAAATTTTGTCATTTACATTTAGCCAAATGATATAATTATCCAGTTCACCGAGAAATCTTGTCAATGTACTTTTCTGCAATACAGTTAAAACTTCACTTGAATCAGTAGTATACGGTTTCAGTTCTTCAATCTTGCTCTTTAGTTTTTCCTGGTTTAATCCGATAGGTGAAAAACTCATAGATTCTTTATATCTTAAATCATCACCACCAGTTCCTCTTGGAGATTCCCACGAAGATATGTAATTATCAAGGAGTTTTTTATCCTTATTTATATCATCAATAATTACCTTTTCTGATTTGCCATAGAAAGTAAAAGTACCGGAATGAAGATTAATCCATCCATTTATACTACGTAAATCATCAGTAGTAATTTCCGATGCAGTCAATGAATTGGCAAGAATCTGATCGGCAGTAATAGTATGCGCCTGAATATTTTTACCACCCATGTAATACTTATCATAATCCTCTGGTGGAATGTTCTTTGATTCAACAGCTCCAAGGCTTTCATTAAACGAATACATGATAGAATTCTTTTCACCACGAATGATAAGTCTATCTACAGAAAGAGTACCTGCAGATATACGTGTCGCATTAATATCAAGTGCAAGAACGAGTTTAGATGTGGTCGCATCAACATTAATTGTTTCAAAAAGACCACTGTTTGCCATCATATCCCTAGCATTAACCATCTTTGATATAACCTGCCCGAAAGCACCTGTATTAGCATTTATTGTATCAAACACACCGTTAGATACAGCATTTGAAAATCTGGTTGAACTCACCATCGCCTTAATAAGTGCATCTGAGACTTCAATTCCAGATGTATCTAATTTACTTTTTATGGAGCCTGTAATCTGGTTTTTGGCTGTACTTACTGTATCATCAAGTAGAACAGCTAAATCGTCACGACCACCGTTATAACTAATCATGTTTGTGAATTCAATTTGGAAATCATTTTCAATAACGCATGGATTAAATGTGAGAGATGAGATACGAAGTTTTAAGAAATACTGTTCATCTTTATCGAATGAGAGATGGATAAAATTACCTATATCAAAATTTCCTTGCCATTCTTTAAACCCAGGAATAGCAAAAATATTATCCATTGCAAGAGTAAAAGATAATTGTGGCTGACACACCTTAGAAAGCTCTGTTGTTGCATCTTGAAATAATTCGTATTGAGTATTGATTATCTCTGCTGCAGTGTTTGTAGAAATGGTGATAATATTATCATTTACATAATCTGTCTCATTGTACAGTTTATTTAATGTTTCAAGGTCTTCCTTTGTAAATATGCCGCATTTTTCTTTATTGTTAATTGTTGCAACTTCGGACATATTTTTTGAAAAACCATTCATTAAATTCTGAATATCATCATATTCGCCTTGTCTTTGCTTAATGGCACCAGAGCATCCACCTTTTTCTGGTTCCGCATATAAGTTCCCATTTTCATCTTTTCCGTATTCATATTCCCAATACTTTAAATACTTGTTGTGAGAAATATTGTAATTGGACTCTGTTAAGTGACCTTTTTCATCTTCACTTAAATCTTTCCATGCCTTTTTATAAGCTTTTAAAGCATCAATATTATTCAGATATGTTTTCTCTTTTGTTTTTAACTCTTGAAGACCAAACAAATCCCAATTTGTATTCCATTTTTCAATCAAATCGTCTACTTCATTTGACTTTTTATCATCTTGCGTAGGATCTGTATTATTTTTATATTCAATGGTTTTGTCGATGATTTCAAGAATACCCTGATATGCAATATAATCCTGTTCTGCACCTTTATTAAGCCACTTCTGATTTTCTTCATCCCAGTAACCAAGTTTTATATCTTTCAGTGCATCCATATATGTAGTATACTTCTTTTTTATGGTTCCGAGGTCTTCTACGGTAAATTGTTTCCAATTATTATTCAATCCATCATTCGGAACTCTAAGATTGATTTCATCACGCTTTTCCATATACAAGCTGTACTGACGATTGTAATACATATATTTTTTACGTGCTTCGTCAAGCTTAGATAACCATTGATTATATCTGTCAATTAAGCCTTGGCTTACATGTTTTGTACTAAGATAATAAGAAAGATTCTCAATAGTAGAAGAACCAAAATTGACTGCATCAATTGTAAGGTCATCTCCACCACGTACTTCAAATCTTGTCATAATATTATCTTCTTGAGCTGGTGCATAATTCAACGTCTGAATCAAATTACGATAAGAGATAAATACATTTGAATCCTTACCGTAATCTTTTACGCTATATACATTAATTGTCCTGGTCATAATATTAAAATCGAAAATACATTCGAATTTCTTTGATACATCCTGCGTTAGAAATGCATATACATTTTTTGAGTCTATATCAAATGACCGCTTAGAATCAACCATTTGTGAAGTAGTAGTAACAGTTCCATCATCGTTTACTTTAGTCTCTATAACCGTTGTTTCTCTTATTGTCTGATCAACCCAACCAATTTTCCATCCAAAAACCTTTTCAATTGCAATATCAAGCAATGAAAAATCTTTGTACAGTTCATCATATAAAATAATGTTTTTAACTGCTACTTTAACACCTTCATCGGTTTCTTTTACATTGCCATTAATCAAATATTCACGGCTGTCTGTCTCTCCTGTATTGATTTTAAAGTTCTTTAGTGTTTTCAATGCAAGCTCACATTCACATGACTGAGCTGTTACCGTTTTATATTCATCAAATCCATCATTTGAAACTTCCGGATAGGACATACGAAAATATCCAACACCATCTACCAAAATATACATTGCTTCATCAAGCAGATCATATCCGTTTGATTCTTCTCCGTTTATATACTTGTGTACATCAAATTGTATCGTGTCAAAATTATTTAACTGCCGTGTATAAGATACAGTTGGCAGATCAATACCATTCAATTCACAAATTATTGTATTATCTGTTTTACACAAATAAATTCGTGCCGGTTCAGTAAGCCCAAAGTAGTCATAATTAAAAGTCATTAATAAGCACCTACCTTTCTTGGGCATCTGAATGTCATTTTAATACTGCATCCACCTGTTATTTTAAATTTGTTTACACCAGGAACTAACCTAACCCAATATAATCCCAAACTACCATTATCTAAATTTGTAAGGTTGTCAGATGTAAACCCAAGATCGGATAATTGAACCGGAATATTCTTTTTCTTTGTATTACTGTAATAATAAATTTTATGATTTTTTGAATCTATATAAAGTGGATTTGTGTAATCAATTGCATTTGGAATTGTAAGAGTAAGACTATGACTTAATAAATCATTAGTAGAAATTTCGGAATAATTATCAATTGTAATTTGCGTACCTGCATAAGAATAAATTGCTATTAACGGATATGTAAAATCACCAATCTCATCTGTATCATTGTTCACTTCAAATAATTCTGCGTTTTGAATTGTTACCTCAACACTTTTATTGCTTACGGATACATTTTTATCATTTACTGCAAGTAAACAATTCTCTAAGTTGTTGTAAGCAAACTCACGTTCGTTGCTCCATCCATATGGGGAATCAGCAGTAAATGTATATGTAAGCATTAAAATACCACTGCCATATACGTTAGTTACATCTGTAAAAACTCCATAATAATTAATAGGGTCAAAAGCTTCATCTTCAAAAAATAGAAGAGTAGGTGTACGTGGTCCTGTTAACCAGGCGTTTATATCTCTAACTTCTTCTCTTGAAAAAGCACGATTTTCAGGTTTGGTAATTGTTACTTCAAATGTAAGTACATCTGAATATTTTGTATTATACCAATTTGATACAGGTCGTCTGCTTGTAATTTCACCTTTTAAAATTTCTCTTGTTAATCCCATTGGAATTGATTCTGGCTGTTCAGAGGCACAAATAATAACTCCAAAATCATCGGAAGATTTTCCGTTATATGTAAAAGAAGAGCCAAATATAGCCATATTAATCACCTACTTTCTATTCAGACTATTATTGACAAAAATTGTTAATTGAATCATAATGGATTTTATATATGTATTTGAAGGATGTGGGGAGAAGATGAGTTTAGTGATTGCTGCAATTTCGAAAGATAATGATATTGTTGTATGCGCTGATTCCAGAATTGTGGATAAAAATGGTAATATAGTTACCGAAAACGAGAATAAAATTTACCAGATTAGTGATAGAGTTGTTATTGGTTATGCTGGCAGTAAAAATGATTTTGATTGCCTTAAGGTATACTTAGAAATTAAATCAATACTATTAGATATAAATGATGTAGAATGTATATACGAAGAAGTGAAAAGTTATGAAGAAAATCATGCATCAAATGATGGGATTCATTTACTTATTGCAGGATTTAATAAGTGTGAAATACCACAAATATATCTTGTAGGTACTGAAAAACATGAATGTGGTATCAGTAGACTATTATCTACAGACTATATGGCGATTGGTGATTATGGTTTTGATCTTTCTCTAAATACTCAAAAAGAGCTGACTGAAATCATATGTGATATGAAAATAATAATAAGTAATAGAGCAGAAGTGAATAATTGTATAAATACAAATATTAATACAGTTATTTTAAAGTCCAAATAATCCACCTGGATGACCGCAAAAGTGATATTTGCCTTTTATAAAAAGCCAATCAAAATATTCTTTTACATCCTGTGGAGAAAGTGATACTTTACTATAAAAACTACTTATTTCTTTGCCATTATGGTATTCTATAATTTTATAATTACCTATTATAAATGTATGATCAAAAATTTTAACATGCATAATTAGTCCTTTTATTACATAAAAATTAACATATTGTTCCACCATGTGCTGTTCCAACAAATTTATTATTAAAAAATAACCATTCCATAAAATTTTTTACATCACTTGGAGTTATTCCGTCACAACATGACATACCACCAACATCTTTTTCATTTTCATATAAACGTACAGATGTATTATTTATTTTTAACATAAAATTAAAAAAACTTACTTTCATATTATTACCTCTGTTCAAAATTAATAAAAGAGAGCATAGCTGTGACACTATGCCCTCCTGTGTTTATCTGAGACTCTTAAAATCTCTGACTTGTTTCTTGTCATGTGCCTGGATTTTCTTGTCCAAGTGTTTGTCAATTTCCCTCAGAATAGACTCTGTATCTTGCGCACCATCAATATAGAAGTTATTTACATAAGTGTTTCCACTTAGATTCTGAATATTTTGGATATTCTTTTCTATAGCTTTTGCCATTCCAGCATAGTCTGGCATGTTTTTCTGGGTGGCTATAGTTGCATTGTCCAATAAGCTTTTCGTAAAGTTAGCATCAAACACCTTGTCTCCCTGGTTCAGAAAAGTAAGAGTGCCATATTGTTTAGAAAAGACAGATTCCATGCCTTTCTCATTCACTCTGTAAATTCCAGACTTATTTACATAGTCAGTACCGGAAGCATAACCGGTAATATTTGTAAGTCCAGACTGTGAAATCTCACTATCTGATAATCCGTAATGACGTAATATGGAAGATATCGCATTAATTGTACTTGCTGTGCTAAGTCCTGCATTGCTAATTGCACCATTAATAGCATTAGTCATATCTTCCATGTTAGAGCTGATTTTGTTAATCCATGTATCAAGATCCTCACTCAGATCAGTAGACAGCTTATCCAGTGAATCAGTCTGCATAGAATAAGCATGATCTACAATTGTGTCATTCAGATCATCTTTTGCGGATTGCAGCTGTTCTTGCAGTTTTGCTTTTCTTGCCTTATCTTCTGCACTGGTGCTTCCTTCCAACGCCGCAATCTGTCTCTCCAGCACTTCAATATCCTTGGTTTTGTTTTTCAGTGTCTTGTCATAGTCATAGTAGTTTTTCTTTGCAGATAGAGCTTCTTTCCTCTTATCAATGACCTTGTTCAGCACATCAAATTCAGCCTGAGATTGGGATTTCACCAGTTCCAAAATAGAATTTCTGGAAGAGTATATATTTGCAGTGGTACTCTTGATATTTGCATCAACATCCTTGAGCTTCTGGTTATATTCATCCTCGCCGAATTTTCCAGCGTTGTAGTCATTGATAATCTGCTGTCTTTCCTTTATATAGGTTTTCAGATTTTCTGTGGAAGCATTGATATCATCAACATCCAATGTAATTGACAATGCACCTGATTCTGTGAGGAGTCCTGTGTTCTTATCAATTTTCATATCATCAGAAATAAGTGATTTCAAACCGTCTAACTTATCACGGAACCTGTCAACCTTTTCTGCAGCTCTTTCAAACTGTTCTTCGTAATAAACACCAATCTGAGATTGCTTCAATTCCTCAATTTGTGTGTCATAGTCTGCCACAGCATTTTGCGCTTCTTTGATTTTTGTCTGCATGTCCAGCCATTCTTGTGAATTTTCCACGATTGTTCCAGCCTCAACGCCATCATTTAGCTGTTTCGTCAGTTCATCAAGCTCATTCTGTTTAATTGCCCTCTCAGCCTGAGTGTTGCTTATCTTAACATCATAGTCAGAAGATTTTTCGTAATCTCCGTGAGCTTTTGCCAGGTCTATATTCTTTTCCTGATATTTACTCAATTGCTCTTGGTAACTTAGAAGTGCTTCGTAATACGTTTTTGCATTATCAAATTTCGTAGATACCGCTTCCACTGTAGCCTGAGCAGATTCCACCTCGGCAGTCATAAGATTTTCATTAGCTTCTGTAAGAGCATTTGTGGCAATAGTTACATTCTCTTTCTTCTTTTTACTGTCTGCTAAGGCATTATTGTAGGTGGTCAGAATTTTCAACTGCTTTGCATCAGTGATTCCAGTTGTATCAATTTCTTTGCCAGCTGCAATCTTCTTTTTCTGAGCTGCTGTAAGATTCTTACTGTTTTTATATTTCTTCTGAAGCTTTGCAAGCTTTTTGTCAGACGTTGTTTTCTGCTTCTTAGTCGTAGTCAAATTAGCATTCGCCTGTTCAACAGCAGTTTTTCTTGCATCCTGTTCTAACTTTTTGCCAGAGACTTGCTGGTCCACCAGGCTATTCATATATGATAATGAATCACCGGAATCATAAGCATTAAGCGCTGTATTCACATTAGACTTCATGGATTTATATGTAGAATTGGATGAATTGTAGTTAGATTTTGCCGTAGATAATTTAGATTTTGCAGATGTGGCTTTCTTATTCGCTTTGGTCTTGTTTGTCACAGCCTTATTATAAGCGTCAGCTTTTTTCTTCTGGGAACCTGACATACCAGTAGAATCAATTTTCTTACCAGCTTGAACCTGTTTCTTCTGTTCATCAGTAAGATTTGTTTTCAATAAGGATTTTGCAGTGGATTTCACTTTATTATTTGCTTTCTTCTTTGCTGTAGACGCTTTCTTATTAGCAGTCTTCGCAGATTTCAACGCTTTATTATCCGATTTCTTCTGTTCCTGTACTTCAACCAGATCCTCTTTCATTGTCTGCGCAAGAACAGCCTGAGTAGATCCACCTTTGGTAGCCGCTGTTAATCTGGAAGATATAGCATTAATACCGTTATAACCAGTAGTCAAACGATCAATCTTTTTCTCGGCTTTCTCTGTAGGCATGTTAGCCCATTGCTCAAACAACTTCTGTTGTTCATTTCTCAGATCAATAACAGCCTGTTTACAATCCTGTGCCTTGTCATACCAACTCTGATATTCTGAGATAGCTTCCGCTAAAGCCTTACCCTCATCTGTGCTAGTGTCCATATCTTCAATACGATAAGCACCGGACTGTACCAATTTTTGATATTTCTTAGGAATTGGTACATTTATTTCTCCACCATCACTATTGTAATAAGTGTATTTTTCAGCAACAGAATTGGCTTTCTTCATGTAAGCCAACTCGCCTTTGGTATTAGCTTTCATCTCATAGTTCATGGTTTTCATCTGTTTCTTCAACAAAGAGGTCTTTAATGTAGACGTAATGTAATCCGTAATCTGATCTGATATTTTCTTGACCTTTTTCTCCCATGTTTCCAGCCTCGTAGCAACCCAGTCAAATGTTTTCATGGATTTTTTTGTGGCTTCTGTCGATTCTTCCGTAGCTTTTGTATGGCTCTTGGTCGCCTTGGTATCTGCATTGGTAGCACTGGTAGCCTTTGCAGTGTTACCACCGGATACGACAGATTTCTGTGCTTGCTTAACACTGATTCCACCTGTTACCATAGCATTTCCAGATACAAAAGCAGTACCGGATATATCAGGACTTGTACCGGATGCTAACGCGACTGCTCTTGAAGCTGTGAATCCATTGCTTAACAATTCCTCAGTCTGCACATGGTTGAATACAATTGCTCCTTGTGGAATATTCACAAACTCTGCACCATTGTCTCCAACTGTATACCATCTTCCAGTATGAGGATTTACGCACATTTCACGACCTAATTCTCCCACAAGAGTAGTACCAGGACGCTTATTGCCCCAATCACCTGTAACTTTAGCAGTTCCAGATACGTGAGCTGTCCCATTCACGCTATTAGCTCCATTAGTAGGAGCAGAAGTGTTTCCCCAATTAATGTGTCCTACAGCCTGAAATTGAGTTTTTACCTGTGAAATATCATTACTCCACAACACCGTACCGTCACTTTTCTTTTGAGCAGCGGCGTAAGCATCAACTTTTGTCGTATCGTTATCCCAATCAACTTCACCTTTTGCATCATGTTTGGTTTCTTGGAATCCAATAATAGCAGAATCATCAATTCCAGCTTTCACCATGACTTCGTTTGTAAGCTTATTACTAATGCTGTCCTGGATCGTATCAATAGAGGAATCATCTATAGATAATGTAGCTTTTACATTTGTATCAAGCCCTTTAATCTTATCTGCTACAGCTTCAACATTTGCCTGGGCTTCTGAGGTGTCCATGCCTAATGTTTCTTGCATCTGCAAAGTATTCTGTGCTGTCTGGAATTCTTGCAACAATCCAACAGCTTCTCCAATCTTACCGGAAACCTGGCTTACATCAACATTCATTACAGCTGGTGCTTCTAATTGTTGTTTCTGAGCTACACAGTACTGAATTATGGTATTTGCCTGATCAACTTCTGATAAATCTACACCGACCTTTGCTTTAACACTGTTCATCTCTGATATAGTATCATCTAATGCAGAGCATTTTTCTTCCGTAGTTTCCAGATCAGACACATCAAGATTGATCTTCAGGTCTTCATTACCTGTTACACTACGCAATGCTTCTGAAGCTTCAGTGGCAGCTACAGCAATATCGCCCATTGTTTGGATTCCTTCATCGCTCCAATCGAAGTTTGCTCCAAATTCCTGCATCTCACCGAACATTGCTTGAACCATAGGCATTGAAAGATTCATGCCCTCAGCAAAATCTTCCATGGTTTTTCCACCTGCTACCTGGTAGTTTTCACCAGCTTCATCCAGAACCATAAGACCTTTATCCATTGCATTTTTGCAGAACTCTTCTATATTAAGTCCGGCTCTTTCCCCATCTTCATTGTGGGTAAACAGATTGTCAATGCTGCTTAAATAGGAATTGATTGCATTTTCATCTGTACTATCAACCGTATCAGGAATAAGAAAATCCAAAGAAGCCTGGTAATCTTTACGTCCAACTCTACCATAAATGTCTGAATCTGTGTTATTTAATGTATCGTCAATCTGTTTGGATGCCGTAATTGCATCGTCAAACATATCTCCAGATTCAGAAGCATTCTGAGCATCCTTCCATTGTTGGTAAATACCAATGGATTCCATGAGTGAAGAGTTAAGTAAATCAAGCTGACTACACTGCTCCACAATTGCATCATTGCTAGAAAGCAAGCTATTGATTTGCTGTTGAATTCCATCAACACTTAATCCAGTAGCATTAGTATTATCAATGAGTTTCTGACGTAATTCCTCGATCTGTTTGGCATTCTGTAAATATTGTTGCTGTTTTTGAGCTTTTGCAGAATTATTTGTAGCAACCTGTTCTTTTACTTTTTCCTGAGTTAGTTCTTTTACCTTCTGAGTATTAATCTGCATACTACCATTTACATATTTAAGAGCAGAGCGATAGTCTTTTAAGTCTTCAGAGGAAAATGTATCATAACTAATTGAAGTTCCGATTGATTGAGAACTTAAAGCAGATTGAACTGAACTTATCTCTGATAATAAATCATTAGAAGCATCAATTCGTCTATTGAAAATATCGGAAAGATTTGATTGAACGGCTTCCATAATTCCATCAAATCCAGACTTTGCAACTTCTGGGTCCAATAATGCTTTATACAAAGCTTCACGACCATCTTTTGTAAGCATTACAGACGCAAATGATTCTTTAAATTTTCCGGCTGCAATAGCACCCTCACGAGATGCCATATCAGAAACACCCTCACCGCCAATATTGTAAACTTCTCTAAATAGATCATTTATTTCTTTGGAAGTAATTCCGGATAAATCCGCAGATTTTATTAAAGACTCTTTTAGTGTTTTTGCTTTTGTTTTTTCATCAGCAGAAGCACCAGACATAGCTTCATCAATTTTTTTGATAGTGGATTTTAACTTATCCGCTTGAAGACTAACAATTGACTCCTGCAGATTATCTGTTTGATCGGCTAACTGTGGAAACTGCTGAATAAGGTCAGTAAGATCAGTATCTGTAAACTCACCAGTCTTAAGCTTAGATAATGTATCAGAAAGAGAAGAGAGGTCTGATTGTAAAGAGTCAATAGAAGAGGAAACTTCATTGTCTTCATCTGCGAGAACCGATGCGAGAGTAGGACTATCGCCTAAATCTACGGCTTGTTCCTTATAGTTCGCTATAGCGTCAAGAAATTTATTCCAACCAGTAAGTCCTGATTCTACCTCAAACCCATCGGTTAAAAGTTGTGCGCCGATGCTTATATCATCAATAGACAAGTTATCAATCCAATTTTCGAATACTTTACCTTTGAATGCAGTTTTAATTTTTCCCATTTCAGTAGAAGCTGTTGTAATTACATCAGATAGTCCTAATGCTTTTAACCACTGATTTTGTGTATCTTTATCATCTGGGAACAATCCTTCAATTACAGAATGAACTTGGTCATAATATTCTTTCTGTTTTAATTTTGAAGTATCAAGTGTAAGTAATTTAGACAAAGATTCTTGAGCATCTGGTTCCAATGAGTTCATTGGTTCAATAAATTCACCATATAAGAACGGAAGAACTAATCCATCGTAATCTTCGCTCAATGATGTTAAATCAATATCTGTCAAATGTCCAAGAAAGGCATTTTGGAGAGAAGAATCAAGCCCAGAAAATGCTTCAGATGTTTGAAGGTAATTACTAAGTGAATTAGCCATACTATTCCACTGGTCTTTAATTAATAAATCAATAGAAGAAGATTTAGATTTATTTGCATTAATTTGTGCCTGAAGTCCTTTAATTTCAGTATCATAAGAAACATTCATAGCTTCTAAAAATGCATTATTTAATTGCTGAATCTTTTCTTTTGAAAGATCCTCCAAACCATCTACAACAGTTGTTCCGTCAGATAAGCCTTGCATTGAATATTCATTACCAGCAAATTCATGCAAAGCATTATTAATTGCTTTTATTTGCTCCCCTGTGAGCTTTCTGTTATCAACGTTTAACTTTTTAGAACCAAATGTAAATATACTTTTGCCATTATTGGTGCCAGTATACTCATCCATTTCGGCTTGCAATTTCTCATTTTCTTCTTTTAAATCACTAATCTGCCCATTGTATTGTTCAACTTGCGTTATAGTCCCCTTATATGTGTTTTGTAAGTTTTCTCCAATTTCAACATTGGCGGATAGCATTTGGGCATTATACAAATTTCGAATACTATCAGCAGCAGAATCTGCATTTGAACCAAGATTCAATAAAGCATTACCCTGGGCATCATATCCGGAAACTAATTGTGGAAATTGTGCAGCTAACTGATTACAGATATCAAGATAAGATTGGTAATCTTCAGACGATAATGAACGATTCTCGTTTGTGCTTCCTACGACACCTTTATGTAATTCTGTATACTTTTCTGCCACCTGATCAATTGCATCACCAGTTGTTTTAATCTGATCTGTAGAGTCAGCAAATTTTGTAGCAAGATCTGTTACCTTCTGTTGACCTTCTTTAAAGCTGTTAAAAGTATTATCAATAGACTCTTTTGCTTCCTGACCTGCTTTAATAATATTCTCGTCATAATGTGCAAGATCAATAAGTCCTTCAATTATCTTACCGACCGCCCAGGACGCAACCATAGCGATTCCCATATTAAGCATTGAAGCACCAACTGACTTAATAACACTTCCTACAGAAGTTAAAGCAGCTCTGAATTTTGTAACACCTTGGATTGTTGTGGATTGAGCTTTAGCTAGGTTAGATTCTGTAACCCCTAAAAGACCTTCTTCTTCAATAATTTTTTCAATTGCTCCTGCACAATCAGAATATTGATTGGCAAGTTTTTTTGTAAGATCTATAGCGTTTTCACTATTTGAATTTATTTCATCTGGAGTGATTTTTGTTTTATATGCTGCAAAAAAGTCATTATCTCCTTTGGTAAGTGAATACGGCTTAACAATATCCTGCTTTTTAGTGAAGAAATCTACAATTTCTTGCTTTAAATTACTTAGATTTTCTCCATTATTTAATGAGCCTGTTTCTTTATCGTAGTTAAAGATCATTGTAAAATAATGAACATAATGGTATACTTGCAATATATAACTATGTTGTGTGGAGGGCAAATAAAATGGATAAAATTTTATATTGTAGAAAATGCTTGGAAGATAATAAAAAGCAACTTACAAATGCAAGGGCATATGCAGAATCTTTTATGTATCCAGAAAAATATAGAGGTGTTGTATTTGAAAAAGAAGATAATAAAATATGTCCAAACTGCAAAACTGAAATGACAGACACTGGACTAGATGGAATAAAGGAATTTGACCGTATAACAGAGTACGGTAATTATAGTGCGGATTTTCTTTTAGCTATGATTGATCTTAAGAAAAATGACATCATTCAGTACACCAACCAAATGAATGCTGTTAATGCCAAGTCCGAAGAAGAGTCACAGAAGAGGTATGATGAATATTTGGCTAAACAGAGAGCAGAGAAAGAGAAATCCAATACACGCCACTGTCCAAAATGCGGATCAACTAATTTCACACCGGTCCGCAAAAAATATGGACTGTTTCTTGGATTTGCTACCAACAAGGTTGAGTTAGTATGTAATAACTGTGGATATAGAATGAAAGCGGAGAATTAATCACTACACCCATTTCATTCTATCATCAATTTCATCCAAGATCTCTTGCATATCTTTTTGAGTTTGTAGGAGATTTTGGTACTTTTGATTATCAAAAATGCGATAATACTTTTTTTGAATTGCAAACTTAATATCTACTTTTAAACTCTTAAACTTTAGATATAATATATCACGTTTTAATCTAATAATTAGCATTTTGTTTTTTATCATAATAATTCCTTTCTATTGCAGGAGATAAAATGGACAAAGAGTATCTTGATAAAATATTTAAGGAATATAATGAGTTATATTATGAAACTCCAGAAATACAAGAATATATTGAAGTTGACAAAGGAGATTGTGCAGCCGCACAATTCAATACATTGGAATTGTATAATCAAAAATATATACTAAAAGTCAACAAGCAATTAGATGAATCAAAAATATACAAAGGAATTTTCTTTCACGAGTTTACACATGTATATGATTCTACTCAGTTATTAAATTATCCGCTTGAAGATTTTATTAAATTAATGTACATATATTCTGAAGTTCACGCTTCAGAAATTGAAATGGATATACATTTAAAAATAGAAAATTTCTCATATAAAAAATATGTAGATAAAGGAATAGTAAATTTAACTGAGAGTTTTATATTACCAAATGATCCTATTTTAAAAGGTGAGGTATATTGTGACGAAAGACTTTTATATTATTGTATTGGATATTTGATATCACTTAAAAAGCATAATATCGAATATGTTTATAGTTATAAGTATGTACCAGATGTGTTTCGTTCATTATTTATAGAGATAACGGAATATTTTTTGTCAACAACAAAATATAATTATAATGTATTACTTAATTATCAAATTAAATTACATGATTTAGTCAAAACTATAATAAAGGAACATATAGAAAAATATAATAAACCTAATACAAATTAATACATGAATCCAACCAAGTTCACTGTCCTCGCTGTGGCTCAACGCAAGTTGGAGTCGTAAACCGTGGCTACTCATTACTTTCTGGTTTTATCGGATCTGGTAGCGCTAGGAATGTATGCCAGAATTGCGGCTATAAGTGAAAACCTGGGAAATAAGGAGAAATTATAATAGACCAGGAGAGTGTTAATTCTCCTGGTCTAAATTATCATATTCATTTAAGAAATTTGCTGTTCCAAAAGATGGGATTCTAAATGAAAAACTTGTTTTTCCATTTAAATTTGATACTGCAAAATCACCTTTTGAAATAATATCCATACCAATAATAATATCAAAAACATCATGTTTTTCAATTTTTAATACTCGCAAGTTATTAAAAACAAAATCGTCTCTAAACATTAAATCAATTGAATAAATATTTGTTAATTTTGACTCACGATGACCTCCAGTATAGAAATTTGATTTTCCAGTTGAAGTAAGATTATATTTTTCCACTATATTGCTTGTTATACATGAGACAGAAGCACCTGTGTCCCAAATACAAATAAAGCGATTTTTATCAATTAAATCATCTTTCTCTTTTCCTACATAAACATAAGAAGTAAGTTGATTCATTATCTTATTTGAACTATATGTAAGAACTCGTATTTTATCCATATCTTATTCACTTATAGAAATCCATTTATATTCTGGTATACGAACATATTTTTTGTTAAAAACACCGTCACAATGATATATATTAAATTCACCTACATCATAATAGAAAAGTGTTTCCCTTAATGCTTCTCTATATGTTTTATATGATCCAATGATAATATTATCTAATTTTCTAATAGACAGATAACATTCTCCATATTTTTTATATAATTCTTCATGATGATAATAAAACCAATCTGTAGGGTGATTTGGAATTTCTACAATTTCCCCTTCATAATAATGTATTTTTCCCATATTAAATATTACCTCTTATCATATCATAAAATAGATTAATTTCAATCTATATAAATAAAAACACCACGTTTGCAAGCCGTGGTGAGTGTGTGTAGTTAATGCATTTCAGGTAGTAAGAGAGTAGTAACCTCACGGTTCTATCCATACTATTCGATCCATCATGCTACCCAGGCTTTCCCTGGTTGGACTGTATATTGTACTATATGTTGTAACGCCACACATAATACGCCTTGTCAGCCTCTCGCACGTTAACTGTAAAACTACACTTTTACATGAAAACACATATGTTCTGGATTTACAAAAATGGACAATTATACTACAATCAAAGTCAGATATACTTGTGGTCACAGGTCTACATTGTGATCCGCTGCACGACAGTATATCTGACAGTCGTCATGTAGTACTGAATTAATGGTACGCAATTTGTACCAGAAATGAGATTGTCTAAAATGAAGTACTCTAAATATTATATTCATTTCTATGGGATTCTCCCCAACATCAAATCTCTTTCTTGATACTTTCGTACAGGAAGGAGGTGAGATATGGAAGATGTATTTCTATTCGTTTTAACTCTTGTAGGATTATTAATCCTATGGTCGTTAATCCGAAGAATACCATCTAAGAACATGAAAAACTTTCACATCCATTTTGGATTTCTGAAAGGATTTGACATGTCTGGAGAATTCTATAAGGATGACACCCAAAATAATAAATAGTTTAGTTCATATTTTTGTAATCTCCTTTTAGTCTTTTAAGAGAGTGGAGAGTTGTTACCTGCAACTTTCTGCTCTCTATTTCTTTCTTCCTGTTATAATTGCGTTTTATTCGTGAATTTTATCATCCACTTTTGTAAATTTAAACATATGTGTTTGCTAACGTGTCGGAACTACCATCTTCAATATATCCCTTTCATTCATTTTCAGAACTAAGGTACCACAGTGATGTGGATTACGGCTTCCTCCGATATTCGGCTTTATAGCTCTAAGGCTAAAGGTCTGTCAATAGGTGTCGAATCACCATCTTGAACAAGTTCTATACTAACTGTCGCGATTATGACAGCAGCATATCAAATGGGCATCTTAACTACGATAAAATTTTGAATTGAAACTAGCTTTATGGTTTATGTTAAGCTGTTTACCCAGACCTGCTTGTGAAAGTTTAAATCCTGCGAATCCTCCAATTGCTGTTGAGAGCAGTGGAAGTTTATCCAGGATCTGAGTTACGATGTTAAGAAAGGCAGTTGCTGTATCTATTACGCCTTTAAACATATCACTGTTGATTGTTACTGTTGCAAGCTCTTGGAGCTGTGTTTGGAGCTGGGCTATTTTCGCCTCCGTACTCTCAAGATACTTCTGGTTTTCTTCCAGTGCCGAATTATCTGAGTGCTCAGAAGTTTCTTTTACCTGTTCAAGAAGAGAACCATTAGTAAGCAGGCTACTTAAAATATTAGACCTGTTTTTACCTGCAAGTTCTTCGATAAGAGCTTGTGCACGATTGGTACCCATAGCTTTATCTTGTTTCTGTATTTCACTATATATTTCAGAAATATCCTTTAATATAGAATATGTGTTACGATAGTTTCCATTTTCATCTAAGATGTCAACGCCTTTACCATTATTTGAAGGTACGGCTGTATAATCTTTAATTATCTGTTGTTTCTTTGCTTTGGTAGCTACTACATAATCATCAGTTTCCTCGCCAAGTTCTGCTAATTCCTTTTGCGCTTCTTCTGTCAAGCTGTTACTTTCAGGCACAAAAACCTTACTGACCATATAAATGGCGTACAGTTATTTCTAGCTGTATCTCATATTTCATTTTGTTATATTATGAGTTCAGACTGTATATTACATCCTTATGATATTGGATGGATAACTTCAACATATGTGTTACCACACACATCCTGCAGTCGTTACGGTTTCCTATATAAAATATAGGTCTTACCTCGGTATTACCTGCTTCCAGGCGTTCACCGATATAGTTATCTACTGATGAACATAAAGTCCATCCGTACCTTCCGATACGTTTAGGCCGAAAACCTACAATACGAAGCGAAACGGTCTTAAGTCCGGCTGCAACACTATTTACCAAATTTGTTACTTCTATAAAAAAGAAGGATAGGTCATTTCTGCCTATCTCCGTAACTTCGTTATTAAGTTATAATTACGGTTCAGATCATACCTTCATCTCTTCGAATAAGAGAGCCTAGCATATGCCTAATCGTTACCTTTTAGACTGTGATCGTTACAGGATCTCAAAAATATTGAGTCTTACCCACGGTATTGTCTTCTTCAAGAGTTTTACCGTTTTGAGCTAGGTTGAACATTACATATCACTATGTAAGTGGACAAAATTTATCCTGAATCGTTGCATTCGCACTTGTTATGAGTGCCGCTGACTCATCTAATGAGTTGCCCATTAAACTAAGAGTCGCACCAGCTTTTTGTAAACCAGTTGCTAACTCATCTGTTGATATAGAGAAATTATTCAAGCTGTTACTTTCGAGTAATATCACACTCTACCGACCACACATAAAAATGTATGGCGCATAGTCATTTCTGCCTATGTCTCACGTTTCTTTATTGGGATTATTGCGTGACGATTATATTAAAAATATAAAAGAGCCTTTCGGCTGATCGGACTGGATCTTCATCCTATAGAATAGGAGAGTAGCGAAACTTCATTTGCTTACCAAATAAAGTGTTACAGTCTCTCGGGATTTTATAATGTACATTTTTTATTAATTATTTTGTATAACAAATTGTTTATATGTATTTACTTTTCTATTTTGATATGGGATTATTATTTCAGAATTAATAGACATTGTGTTATCTTCATTTAGATGATAATTAAAAGAGTTATAATTTAAAAGAATTCCTTTGTTTCGAATATATAATTGAATTAATTTCTTACATAATTCTTCATTCTTATATAAATCATCTTCCCATAAATATAATATTTCAATATTATATTTATTTTTTACATATGTATGCTTTGACTTATCTTTAGATATTCTATCAAATTGATTTTTTCTCATTTTGTCAGTGAAAATAGTAGGATTACAATGCCAATAATCACCTTGAACTTCGATCATCAAATTATAATCCGTTAAATAATTATCAATTGCGTAATATTTTATATTTTTTTCACGCTCAAATTGTATATTTAAATTGGTTAAAATATCATCAGTTATCTGTTGCGGCTTAGATTGTGTTTTCCCAATTGCACCACTTTCAAATTCTTTTAATATGCGTTCTCTGACTTTTTGTTTATAATCAGGTTGTTGGGAATATACTTCTCTAAACCATGATTGTCTACATTCAGTAGAACAAAAATGATTTATTGTACCATTTTCTAATTGAGAAGGTTTAATATAAAATTCACTACCACAATAGTCACATTTTATTAATTTCTGAGTGAATTGTGAATTTAACACACCAACTCTTGTTTTTAACCATTCATTATTACATTGATGAGAACAAAATCTTTGAGTGGATTTTTTATAACATTCAAATTCTGTTCCACAAATTTCACATTTTCTAATCTCATAAGCTTGTTTTCTTTTATATTCAAAGTTACATTTTGAACAACAGAATTGATTCTCTTGTTTGTTTATATGATAGCCTCTACGATAAAATTCTTTTCCGCAATTTGTACAAGAAATTATTGTTCCTGTTTCTTTCAGTTTATATGAACATTCTTTTGAACAGGTTATATGCTTAACTTTTCCATCTAGTAAATTCTGATATCTATCTTTCTTTATCCTAATTTCTTTTCCACATGAATCACAATTATAATTCATATACTTTTCATTACGTTCTTGATTGCATTTTTGGCTACAATATTTAGTTTGTTTTGATTTTAAAACAGTAAATTCCTGTCCACAACTTGGACAAGTCTTCACAATCCATATTCCAGGACGCGATTTAGTTTTAATATTTGGCATATTACCAACTCCTATTTCATATTTTTATTTCTCATATAATGATAAAATTCAATTGCTTCATCTAAATTATCAGACTTAAAAAATCTCCAATTCTCTTTATTTTTATCATTTATATAACTTTCTTTATTGAAACCTAATGAATATAAATATCTCATCAATCTTACAGATGAAACATTATAATATTTATTTTCCATTTAATCCTCATTTCAAATGTGCATTATAATCTTTCCACGGTCTTGGCTTTCCCATAAGCTATTGACCGTTATAGCTACTTGTTGAGATAATGTCCCCACATATTACTATGTGTTTAGGCATAATCACACACCTACGGCATTTAGGGAATCGATAATTTTTTCCTGTGATAAATCACTATAAGCTGCTTTCATAGAAATAAGAGCAGAAGTTGCATCATCAATATTATCAAATTCCGAAACATTCTTTAAAATATTAGCGTTCACACTGGACTGTTTTGCCTTTTCCATACTCTGTCCCAAACGCATGAAATCTGCGGTACTATTCTGAATCTGCAGAGCAGTAGTACCAACGCTTTTTGCCATATCAAAGCTTTCCTTCTGGAATTCTTTCAGCTTACTGATCGGCTCATCGGATACTTTTCGCATTTCTGTAAGAGCAGTATCAAACTCTTTAACTATTTCCAAACCTTGTTTGAACGTATTCCAAACTTGATTCATTGCCTGGAATGAAGTCAAATACTGAGCAAGGTTTACCATTTTTTCTTTCCAACCTGAGAAGAATTTACTAAGCCCACTTTCAACAGGTTTTACAGAAGTTCCAAGATTTTTAATCTGTCCATTTAGTGTATTTAATTGGACACTTAAAGTTTGCGCTTCACCGGCACTATCCTTAAATGTACCTTTGAGTGAAACAATTCCATTTTTTTCTGTAAATCCACTAAAGGTAATATCCTGTACATTGGTAAGCTCTCTTAGATAACTTTCCAATTCACCTTTTGCATCTGTGATACTTGCCGGATCAATGATTTTACCAATACTACCAACAGATCCACTTAATCCACTGACTTTCTTCTCAAATTCACTAATGCCCATTTTGCCTTTTGCGACAGCAGTAGCCCATTTATTTATCTGTTCCTCACTAGATTTAAATACATCTTCAATTCCAGCGATGCCACTTTTGTCTACTTTTATCTTGTCGAAAGCATCATAGGCGCTCTGAATTCGATTTCCGTATTTACTAAGATTGTCTGTGATAGTCTTATCAATATCATCAAATCTCTGCTTTGCATTTATTTCAGAAGTGTTCTGTGGTGTTTTTGCGTTTACTCTTGCCATAACTTTATTTCGTTCTTCTATGGCGGCTTGAGCTTCTGTTGTATTATGTCTAAACGTACTAAGAGTATGAACAAAAGCTTCATTATCTGCAAGTGTCTTATAATCACCAACATAAGACTGGTCAGTTACATATTTTGGGGTTTTAGTAGAAGTGGAAGACGATGTGTTATTTGTAGACTTCTTATTACTACTTCCAGTTGCTTTTGCAGCTTTATTTAAATCTTCCTTGTTGCTTTTCAAAATGTTCGCAAGATTTTGTAACTCATCTTTTTTCGCCAACATAGCATCAATCTGAGTCATTAATCCGGAAGTAACTTCTGATCCTAATGTTTCTTTAAGATTCTGAGCAGAAGTAGCAATTTCATTCATACTTGATTTAATAACATCAATAGATGCTAAATCTAATAAAGTAAACTGCTTTGAATTTCCTGAGACAATGCTTTCTGCACCTTTCCCAATATTAGTTAATGGCTTTCCAGCACCATTAGCAGACTTCTGTAATTTATCAATCTCTTTAGTGACATTCTGAATGTTTTTTCCTGCATTAGTCAATCCAGAGAAAATATCACCATTAAATTTTACGTTATTAATTTTCTGTAAAGCTTTCGCTGTTTTTTCAAGCTCATCAGCAATACTTTTTAATTGGCTGACTTTACTATCATCAACCTCTATACCAGTTTTTATACTAAAATCTTCATTAGGCATATAAATTCACTTCCTTTCTTACCATTTTAGATATCCAATAAACGTACTCCACGTAAGTTCCTTAATTGGATCTTTCTTTTCACTAATGTATTTCTGCATAAGCATATAAGCAGAAGTTGTTTTTGGAGCAGGTCTTCCCCATTCTGAAAAATTAAATCCTGTTCTCCAATATGGAGTTCCAGGAGCTGGATGTTCAGGACCATCAATGGCTCCACCGTGATAACCTTGTTTAAATATATACTCATAAATGTAGTCATTACCTACTCTATGTCCACCTAATTCATCAGAGCTTAAATTAACATTAATTTCCCCTGATAATGGCTTTACATCATATACATTTAATAGAGATTCAGTTCTTTCATAGTATTCAGGATTGAATGACATATACCAATCTTCAACTGCGAACCTGCTTGCACTTTCAATCTCAGGAGCAGCCTTTTTAGGTATTTCTTCATTTGTTTTCTTTTCTGCAGTCTCAATACTATCAGCTAATTTTCTAAATTTTCTAGCCGCCTTATTGAGATCAGAGGCGTTAATTTTTAATGAAATCATATTTTAACTCCTATTCAAACTGTAAAAAGCTCCATGACCTTTGACAGCCATGGAGCTTAAATAAATGTTCATATTTTATTTTGAAGAAATCGCTTTAACAAGCTTTATAATATCTTCCTTACTAATATCCTTCATCGCTTCAGCAAATACTGGTGCGAGAGAAGTACCAACCTGTTTCAACACATCATTCAGTCTGGTAACCTGGTTCTGAATAAATGCCTGTGTTCCATAATGATTAGTCATAAAATCCTGTGCAGTCATTTCCTCAATAGCTGTAAATTCTTTGACATCATTACCAATTGCTTTAATAAGTTCTACGACAAGTCCGTCTCTGTTAAGATAGTCATAATCTTCAGCCATAGTCTTATTGTCCATATGAATATATGTATAGTTGTTAATAATCGTGTACACATGAAGTACATGTCTAACTGGAGAACTTACACTTACAATATCCTTCTTCTCAATATCTTTCCAATATGCGTTCTCAACAATTTTTTCAGCAAGAGTCATTTTTGTATTAATCGGCATATACTCAATTTTTACCATTGATTTAATATAATCCTGTTTCTCCTTATCGGATTCCTTCTTATTATATGTATTAATAAATTTCTGTACGGTAATATCTTTCATAGTTAATTACTCCTTTTCAAACAATTTTTCCTTTTACTCATAAACAGTAACTTTCCAATAGTTTCCATCGGATGTCCAAATTTCTATACAATCACCATATGGATTATATTTAACTCTGCATACCTGTGGTGATTCACATATTTTCCAATAAACATCCGATGGAATTCTATAGTTACTTCTTGTTAATAGTTCACTAATCTCATAAGAGTACATAATAATTTTTCCAATATTTAATTTTTCATTTCAGAGTATTTTTCACATACATAATCCTTGATTTCCGGTTGAACCCTTCCTTCAATAGCTTTTCTTAGTAAACTGCAATTTCTTGCATAGCGTTTACATGTCTTACACTTATCTTCAAATTTCACCTTATCATCGTCATTATCAAAGATCCCAATATATTCAACAGGATAAATAATCAGTTCAATTCTTGGATTATCCTTGTCGTAGTAAATTCTCTGAGGGCGGAAGAGTGCTACATTATCATCCTTCCATATTAACTGTGTTTCTGTGATTGTATCATCTAAGCATTTTTCATAGTTTGCACAATCTTTATCAATTCTGTCAAAATAAAAAACAGCATCTATAAAAAAATGCTGTGTATCATTTACCTCTCTGGTCCAGTTCTGTTTTTTTACTTCTTCCTCAATTATTTTCTTGAATGCTTTTTTATAATCCTTCGCTTCTTTAGTCTCATATACCACTGAAAGTGGTCTACCATTTTTCATTATGGTACGTACAGAAGTATAATGGTTAACTGATGGTGGTATAGGAGAGGTCAGGTATAATTTTTCTGTCATAAATTTCCTTTAATCATGTGATTTTAATTATTTTTACTCGTATAATTAATAGAAACAAAACAAATTTTACTAAGGAGGATTTTGATATGAGAAATTTTAAGGAGCTTAAAGATAATGAAAAAGAAGAAATTGCTAAACAAATTGCATTGCAAATCACAGAACGAAATCACAACCACGATACAAGTAATGTTGCTAATACTTTTATTGATGCTTACGATTTAATCATCAATGAATTTCTGCAGCACTAATCTACATTGACTGCATCTAATATAAGCTCTTTACATCTCATTAAAACAATTTGGGCTTGCCTCATAGTGAGTCCTTTTGTTTTTAATAAAGAAATAATTTCAGAAGTTATTTCAAAAAAATCGTTTTTATTAATTCCCCAGAAATCATAGAATGTATTTAATTCATATTTATAATTATTTCCTGCAATCCATTTTTCATGTTCTGATTCTGTTCTTTTCTCAAATTCCATATAAAATCATCCTTTTACTCTTTATTTAATCTGTCCAATAAACTGTTTTACTTTATCAAAACCAACCATTGCACCAATACCACTTAAAATTCCAAGTAGCACTGCACAAATAATATTGTTTACATCAAAAGCAATACCATATAACTGGTAATATACAAGTGTCCCTACAGTTCCGATAACAATTGCAACAATAAAAGCAAGTAAATTGGAAGCATATTTTCTATTTGCTTCATCAAGTAATTTTTTAATTGTCTCAACTACAAGTCCTGTTGCAATACTATAAATTGCAAATAACATAATAAAAGTATTTGTATTCATTCATTTCACCTCTTTAACCGGCTGCTTTATTTTCTTCTTCATTATTTAAGTCTAAAGTTACAGATGGAGTCTCTATCGGATTTTCAAACTGTCCCATTTGATGTTCCACACGACTATTTTTCATATAACTTAAAACAGTTGGAATTAATGAGGCAGGAATAGCGACAAGTGCATACATAAAACTTGTGTCACCTGTAATAGTTGCCATATGTTCTGTAAACCATAAAATCTGTATACAAATAGCAATCACAGTCCATAACACCATCTTACTTGTTCTTAGTTTCTTAAACTTAGGAAATCTGCGTTTTGCTTCTCTAAGTTCTTTTCTCATTTCATATTGACGCTTTTGCTGTTTGATCTGAGTCATTTCTTTTTCAAATTCTTTTTCTGTTAAATATTTCATAATGTATCACCTATAATTCGTGATTTTTCCATTTTTCTCTAAGTCTCTTATGATCACTGATAAGGAATGCAAATACAAATCGTCCTGGATTTCTTTTTGAATCTAAGACTGCCTGTAGTTCTGCATTACCGCGAAAAATATAAGCATTACTCTGAAGAGCATTTTCAAAGAATACACATTTTTCAGGATCATAGTATTTATTCATTACTTCGTTATATTCACGCATAAGCATTTATCCTTTTGATCATATAGAAAGGCGAAAAAATGAGGTAAGAATGATTTTAAAACGCGAACAATGCGAATAGGTCATATTTTTCTTACCTCCTTAATCACTCTTCAAAATTATTTATTAGTAGCTTTATTAACTACTGGTTTTACTGTAGAAACCGGTTTAATCTTTACTGCCTGTTTCTTTTTCTCATCAGCTTTCTCAAAAACTTTGTCATTTTTAAGAACTGGTTCGATATTTTTGATTCCATCCATTACCTCATCAGAATCATCAATTTCGTCATGAACTTTTTTTAATTCTTCATCAGAAATCTGCATGATTTTATCAATATTTCCCTGTACAGATGAGTTAAACGGAATATTCTTAATATTCATCACAAGAAGTTTTTCTCTAGCTTCTTTCTGAGTAAGTCGTTTACCAAGCCAATCGCTAATAATGTAATAAACATCCTGGCACTCAGATCTGTCAAAAAGAGTTCTCCATTTTGGCTGACGTTCATATTCCCAACAGTATGGACAGTATTCATACTCAGTTTCACACATTAAACATTTTCTTTTCTTAGACATGGTATCTCCTTTCTTTCAATAAATCCCATGGACATATTAGCCCATGGGATTAAGAAAATATCAGTCTTCGTCTGCCTGTACATCATCTTTTGGGAATACCATATAGAACAGACGTTTCTTTCTAGCACAGTAGTCAGACTGAGCATCACCCTTGTAATCAAATGTAGAATCATTCTTCATAGCAATTGTGGTCTCTGGACTTGGCTGGAAGCTTGGGAATACGATGTAACCAAGACGCAGTACTTCTTTTTCACATGGGTCACAATATAATCCAACGATTGTAAGGCGAACTGTTTTAGGGAATTTATTTGCATGATTCTCAATAATAACAGTGTCTTTACACTTGTATTCATATTTAATAAGCAGCTGTACGATTTCTGTATTACTCTTTACGCCAGTTGGGAAAGTAATCTTCTTTGTTTCCAGTTTGAATTTTGTATTCTCGTCAGCCTCACCATCAGATAAAGTAAAGGATTTACCTGCACCACCATCCTTATAAATTGGTGTTACACTAACAGTACCTGTAACAGGCTCATCTGGAAGATCGAAATCTGCTTTACTTGGATCTACAAGAAGCATTTTTGGAGCTTCTATTTCACCTGCAGTATCAACCATGATCTTTTCAGATCCAGTTGTACCTGCATAAGCACTAAGTACAAGATGAGTATTTGTCAGAGTAACGGCTGCAGCTTTAGCAGTATAAGATCTCTTAATAAGGGCACCATCCTTATCAACAGAGTCTTTTGTATCTGCAGAAATGTCGATAGAAACATCACTGATATCCGGAAGTCTGTAATAAACTTCTCCAGTGTCTTTATTATCAGCGACAGCATGAAGGGCTGAGTCCCAAATTACACCATCAAGATTAAACATGTGTGTATCCTCCTTTTAAATTTTTGCATAAAAAAAACAGACCTAAGTTTGGTCTGTACTACGTAACCAGTTAAATGACTCTTGTTTAATATTTTTCGTATCCATAAATCCGCTATAAGCTCCTTGTGTGAGAGCAATAGTAGAAGTGTAGATTTGTGAACGCTTAACGGCATCCATGAATTCATATATTCCGCATTCTTTTAACTGATCTTTACTATATTTGAAACCAGGATAAACAAGCATAGCAGAAATCAAATTAACTAATTGTGATTCATACGGCTTATTTGCCTGAGCTTTCATTCTATTTCGGTCTCTTTCGATGACCAGTTTCTTTGCAGTTGCTCCTTTTATAATCTTAGTTCCTGTATAAGTCATACCATTAATACGCCTTATATAAGAAACAATATGATGATAAATAAAAGAATCAATTGCAAAATCAAGTTCTTCATTATAAAGAACTGTTTCGCCTGTCTCATTTTTTGTAGCCAAGCGGAATTTACTAAAATCTAAATCTCCAAATAAAATTCCTGTTTTGTCTGGTGTTAAGCTTGTGGCAAAAACACAGAAAAAATCAAATTCACTAATCTTATTCCAATCTTGCCCATTATCCCAAAGCATTACCTTAAAATCTGACGGTGTACCACATAACAAGCCTATCATCTGATAATATTCCTGCTCACCAAAATTAATAATATCCTGCATAGTCGGTTGCGAAATTGTTATATAACTGTTCAGTCTATATGGTTCTCTAAATAGAAGTTTGCACTCATCATATTTAAAGACTGATTCATCAAACTCTAACTTGTCCATGGCTGTTTATTAATAACCTGTCGCTTTCCATTTCGAATACCGGTGATATTATTTGTGGTTTCCTGTTCAAGAACAATAGTTCGGATGATATAATTTGAATCTGTAAAAGATTCCTTGTCGCTTACAATATTGCAATGTGCACCAAAAATATTAGACCAATTAAATCTGTCACGAATAATTGAGCCAATAAGATCATGCCGTGTAATTCCTGTAAGTGGATCAATTGCATCACGTACATCTACCATTACTAAAAAAGTAACATTCATATAACACATGATTTGGTTGTACTTTGGAATGTCTGTGAATTCAGTTTTAAAACAAAGATGATGTCTAACTTTATCTTGTGTATTAGGTAAATAGAAATGAGGGTGGATATTCCCTTCTTCTCCATAGTACATGGTCCAGTCGCCATCGTAGTTGATAGTTCCGTCCGGATTAAAAAGTTCAGTATCTTCTAGGTCTAAATTGTGAAATGCATACAAGAGTTCTGGAGATTTTAGTAAGGCTTTTTTAACCTTTTCTTTTAGATAAATATTATTATCATCAGGAACACTCGTTAATGCTGTAAGCTTTGCAAGAAGTTCCTGCTTTGTTTGAAGCTTATCCATTTATGAGCCTCCCTTATAATACAGATGAAATTTGAAGTTGAATTTCTCCAACAATATTTCTTCCATCTTTATTTATAGAGCATTTAATTACAAGAATTTTCGTTAAATACTCTTTATTGTCTGCTATTTTAATTTTAATTTTGTTGCTTTCTTTTTGCTCTAACCAGGTGATTAAATCAGTATTATCCGTGACTTCGATTTCATCTGGGTCTTCATGTCTGTTATTTTTTACATAACATGACCAGCTACTTTTTGCTAAATAAGGGACAAATTCATCTGTGATTTCGTTACCCTGTATATTAAAGAATTTTGCAGTAATTAGTTTATAACTACCACCAATCTTAATTTTATTGGCATTACATAATAAATCACAATGAGTAGTATCCATTTTTGTTTCAGTGTCTGTATGGAATGGAGTGTCAGTAGGGACTTCATTGTCATATAAATCTGCATACATAGCAAAAATGTCGCCTTGAGCAACTTCAACATCATCTCTACCATCTGTATAAGGATCAAATTTATCCTGTGCAAAAGTAAGTCTCTTCAGTCCAAATAAAGGAGCTGTTTCAACTTTACTTATCTGGAATACATTTGGTTTTTCTACAGGTGCAGAAATGATTATACGCATATTTTTATTGTCTTCTTCTACATAGTAGATATCTTCAGTAATTGGATTCAACGGAACGATTGCCTTAAACTGGCTCTCGGTGGAAGTGGAGTAATACCTTATGTTACTTTTACAGTTCGTTAAGCTGCAAAAGAATTATTTACATAGCGTGAAATATAAACTTCATATTTTCTTTTTAAGTGAATTGTGGAATTGTTGTAAATGTAATCTAAAAATATTTTAGTATTATGTATATTATTAATTTTTAAATCACAAGTTATATCATTATATTTATAAATTGTAGATTCAATATTTAAAGTATCATATAGAACATCTTTTAGCTTATATAAAAACATGCAAGTACCTGTTAAAGAAACTCTATTTCGTGTTTTTATAATAGATCCATCACCATCTAAATAACCTCGAATTAAATGCGGAAGCAAATTATTAGATACCCATTCTGGGTACTCTAATTTAAGACTTTTCTGATTAACTATTCCTAAATTCCGAAGTTGATTTGCCATATATTTATTAACAATAGAAAGTTTGTATTGATTTTTATATGTAATTTTCTTCTTTTTCATATTTATAGGCTTTATTGGTCTATTACTACCTAATAATGAGTTTATTTTTTCCAAAATGTATTTATCATCTTCTTGGAGACTTATTGATATGGTGTTTTTGTGAACACATCCATCTGCCATTAATAATCCAATAATATAAGCTTTTTCTTGATTGTCTATTTCATCAAAATAATGCTCATTTAAAGTATATTTTTGATTAAATTTTTCCGATCCAATTATTTCAACATTATTTCTTTTTAGTATTTCAGAAACCGTTGATTGGCTAATTTTATATTTTTCTGCAATTTTATGTATTGGCAATGGTGAAAGATAATCATTAATGATATCTTTTTCATCAATATCAGATACTTTTGTTCTGGTGTGAATTCCATTTTCTAATAATAATCTACCTATACTTCGTGACGGAACATTAAATTTTTCTGCTATAATTTTCAATTGCATTCCACTTTTTTGTAGTTCAACAATTTCATTAAAATGTTTTTTTAATTCTTGTTTATATTTCCCTGAGTACATAATAAATTCCTCCAAAATTTTTCATATGATAAATTGCAGTAATTGTGCAATTGGAGGTTGCAACAAAATGGGAGCTACCCACTGTCCTGCAATATTATCTTCTCAATTAGTAAATAATTTTTCTCATAAAATGAGAGCTGACTATATCTTCACCATGCCTTGCGGTTTAGGTGCTCTCCGTTTCGAACACTTGTCCTACATAAATAGTCGATGAGCCTTATCCTATTCGGATCTTGGTTGCTGATTGTCCAACACTTGTAATTTTCAAACATTCACACTTGATCGTATTTCATATCTATGTTGTAGTTTACAAATTTCATACAGATTTCCAGCAGTTAAAAGAGATTCACTGCATAGTTTCCAAATGCAGTGGACAATTACTTATCGGTCCAGAGGCCGCTGTTGTACGAGGATTGTGTCCTCGTCACTCCCCAAATTTTCCGTTTATACCGTTTACCATTTTTCTTTACAATAAAATGAAACCAATAATCACATGGAAGGATATTGTATTTGACAAACTGATTACCTATTTCTTTTGTACAGATAATCCATCTATGATAAATACCTTGATCATCAGCTATATCAATATATAATCCTACAAAGTCTTCATTAGAGTATTTTAGTCTGTAATCTGTTTCAAAATAATAGAGTTCATCAGTTGGTTCGAATTGTGTCTTCTGACTTGGTTTAAATTGTAGATAATACTCAACTTGATCTTTATCCAGTGAGCTATAAGATTTGACAATAAATTTTGCATCAATGCGAGTTTTGGTTGTATGTGGTCCATGAGTAATATTTCTATTCAAAGTAGGAGAGTCATCATGATAATAATCATAGATATAACAAACCCTTGATGCGATAGAATTATTCCATGTCGCTTCCATAGCATCATCAGATTGTTTTTTAATCTGTTGACCAATCGTTCCAATATTCGCATATAATTGCTGCATCTCTCTAAAGGTAGGCATAATCAGTCCTCCTTTATTTTAAGCACTGCAACACCGGCATCTAAAATGAGTTTTCTATAATCCTCAAATTTAGAATCTGGTTTATTGTATGTAACTCTGGCAGCTTCTAATAATTCAATAATTGGTACCAACTCAACAGGGTAGAAGAGTAGGCTGTTTAATCCATCTAAGTCATATTGAATATTCTGAAATATTTCATTTACATCTTTACCTGGATATTTACTTGAAGTATTTGGATCTGCACATTGTAATAAAAAGAAAATAGAACCTCGTAATGTCTTCTTAATTTCCGACATTTGCATATCACTAAATTTTCCGTAACGGTGCTTCATCATGACGTTTCACCTCCGGAGATATAACTGTTATTTATATATCCATCATCACGGATAAATTTTCGAAGATTACGCTCTAAAGATTCTAGTCGTTCTATATTCGTCTTATAGTTGGATTGGATGTTCTTTTCTTCCTTACTACCAATAATTCTTGCAGTATTAATTGCATTATCAACCTGTGGCTTTAACCATCCGATTACCATATATTGAGCAAAAATATTTATTACAAAATTATCATCTGATTCCTGATCTGATGGATTATTGAGAGAGTATGTCAACTCTAGTAATCTATCATCTAATTTCAATTGAGAAAATTTTTTCTTAATATATGGCTTCGATGCAGCGTCATGCAACCATGAACGCATACGATCATACGCGAAATCTTGTGGTAATTTATAGAAGTTTGGATCATCCATTAGATTATAAAATCTGTTAAATATTTCATCGTAGGTCATATAGCACCTCCGATCAGAAACATCAATACTTTAAATCAAAGCGTGTACCACAGATTTCATCAATGATTTTTGCTTTGCTTAAGTCATCAAATGTTCCATTTTCAATTTGTGTTGCGTATTTTTCAATGATAATTTTCTGTACAACTGCAGGAACTTGAGTAAATGCAACTTTAAAGTCTGAAGCTCTAAGATTCATTAGTTTCTGAATATCATTTTCATCAAACATATTTGCATATACGTTCTTAACATCAATCCAATGTTCATCATTAAGAAGATTGTCATCTTCAATAATAATGTCTGGATTGAAAATAGAAGGGTAGCCTTCGAGCATTGCTGCCTTTAAATCCTGATATTCTACGTTTCGTCTATCACCAGATCCAACAAATTTATATGTCATTCCGCTATGAATACCATAAAAATGTACTACACCTGGAAAGATAGAGTGACATGGAATCATTTCATCAGGACGATAATCCGCATCAGTTTTCACATTTTTTTTCTGTTCTTCCTCTTCTTTAATGTTTTCCATTTCAAGATTAAGAAAATCAACCTGATCTTCGGTAAGAACAGATGTTGCTACATACTTTTTATCATCATTATTTTCATTCATTAAATCTACCAGGACTTTACTTTTTACTTCAAGTTCTCTGGCTAACTCGTAAATTTTCATAACAATTATTTCCTTTCAGTCAAAACAGGTAGCAACATAAACTGTTACTACCTGTTCATAAATTCATTTATTAGGCTTCAAACTTCCATACACCAAATCTACGGTTTACGATTGTCTCAACACCGAAAGTTGTCTGGAATTCGTAATCCATAGTATCATCAGCGTTCTGTCCTAATGTGGTACGCTCAACAATCTGATCTGCACCCTCATAATACAATTTTACGAACTGATCAATGTTGTCTGGCATGATGAATACAAAGTCATCTGCTTCAAGATTCTTGGTTTCGTCATTAAAAGCAAACGCCTGTGGAAGCTCAACAACTGGAGTTCCTTCAAATGAACCAAGACGACCTGTATGATAAACATCAGATTTTGCTTCATTTGGCATCCATGTAACATCTGCGAATCCTGTAAGTTCGCCAAGAGCTACATCTGTACCCATAATCATTGCACCAGATCCGTTTGCACGTTTAACATCGGCAATAAGAGTCTTGAATGCTTTCTTTGTTGCAGAAGATGGGAGACCTTTCTGGTTCCATTTTGTCTGTACAGGAAGTTTCTTAATTGCGCCAATAACCTGATCATGGATCAGAGTATTAACATACAGAGTATAAGAGCGAGAGATTGCATCGATCAGCTCATTCCAGTCCTCGACACCCTGTAAAAATCTTGAAAGTTCCATGTAAATTTTCGCACCGTATCTGGATGTACGAACGGAAAATTCTGTTCCCTTACTTAATCTGGAACGCTCGATATTGTGATGACCATCAGCAATCTTAGAGATGTTCAGAATAAGATCATTAGATTTAACATAGAACAGGTTTTTATCACCAAGAGCAAGAGTCTTAGTCTCTACATATTTCTTAAACCAAGGATCATTTGCCCAACCAGTAATAAGAGTCTGGTCAATTGTCTCCTGGATAATTTCAAAATAAGCCCATCTTACATTTGGGTTCTGAAGAGCACGTCTAACCTGAATGTCGTTTGGTTTTTCTGTAAAACCAGCAATATCATAGAATTTCTGCAGAATTACAGAATTTCCTTCTGCCTGTGTCTGTCCCTGGAGTTTATTTCTATATGTATCTAAACAAATTTTAGAAAATGTACGTACATCATGTACGTCTTTAAAATTCTCGCGAATTCCCATACTATATTCATTAAAAAACATTTTAACCATTATAGTCTGTCCTCCTTTCCATTACGCTAAAGCTTCGTTTTTCTTAACAAAGACATCAAAAGTTCCATTTGGGTTAACCTGAATAATCTGTCCAACAAAACCATTAGTTGCACTTGGATCAGATTCTTTGGTTGTAAGTTTAAAGGAATCAGCTTTTACACAAACGTAAGCACCTTTCTTAGGATCTGCGTCCTCTGCAAAAGCGTCCTTATTCAGAGAAAATCTATCTGTCGGATAAACCTCATAAACTCTCATTCTCTCGCCTGCAGCATTATAGAAGTTTCCTTCATCTTCCTGCATAAGTCTTGTGTACTCCTGATAGATTTTTACAGGTGTCAGAACAAGTGCAATTTTGTCAGTGATAGCAGGTTTCACTGCCTCAAAATAATCATTTTCTTTCCATTTCTCTGGTGTTGGATACTGAACAACGCTACCGTTATCAACGTCTTCGTCAGAAACCATATTATAAAAATGTCCACCACACTCAGTAGCAAGCATGAGTGTACTTTCAGCGACACCGTGACCGCCATATTTCAGTGAATCAAAAATACTAGCCATAGTATGTAATTCCTCCTTTTAATATATTTTTTAAATAAATAAAAAAGGGCAGAATAAGCCCCATTAAATATTTTAATTGTCAATATTCGGTTTTATTTTTTTAGAGATTTAAAATAATCTCCATAAGGTGAATTCTCATTATCAGCTTCTGGTTTTTCAGAACCAACACCGAATGTCATTCCACCGTTAAATTTCTTTTTGGATTTTGTTTCAGAAGTGTGTGCAGAAAAAGTACCTGCATTAGATGTGATAAAGTCAGCAAAAATAACTTTCGCTTCTTTTTCAAGATCAACAAGACTGTACTGATCCATGTTCTCAACAAGAGTCTTGAACTCATCTGTGTCTCTCAGATCATTGTATTTCTCCGCATTAAGAATTTCTTCTCTCTGTGTATGAAGTTTTGCAAACTCTGCATTTTCTTTGTATTCAACAAGAGATGCATAATTACTTCTCATCGCTTCAACTTCATCCAATTCCTCTTTGGTAAGATATGTAGCATATACTTCTACACGATCACCGGTGAGAGAGAAGTTATCTCCGTCCTGAGAATATGTCTGCTTGTAAGCAATACCTGTCCAATAATCAGACATAATCAGATAGTTTTCATAAACTTTAACGGAATACCAGCAGTTATCTGATTCTCCGTACTGAATATTTACCAGATCAGATAATGCCCAAATCTTTTCGTCAAGAGCAATTTCAAAGTTTGCAGATTTCTCATCAACGGTAATAGAGTATTTTTTCTTCTTTTTACCATCTGTTCCACAAGTCTCTTCCTCAACTGGATTTTCTTCAGAATCATCGGATGTTGCAACAGGTTCATCTTCAGACTCTTCGGAAACAGGATTTTCTTCCTGAGCTTCACCAGTTCCCTCTTCATTTACTGGCTCTTCTGCAGGATCAGTTTCACCATTGCCTTCGTCTGCATTTTCATCAGAAGTAGGTTCTGGATCAGAGTTGCCATCAGTTGTACCTGCATCACCGGTTCCATCATCAGAAGCTGCGCCACCGTCATCATCAAATGTTTCTGCAAATTTCTGTTCTAGCTCTTCGTCAGATAACCCCTCGTAATCAAAGGTAATATCATCAACTGTTACATTATATTTCTTAAGTAATTCTTCAAATTTCACCAGATCATTTCCTCCTTTCTGATTAATTTGTGTATTATTATTGAAATTGGATAGAGTAGTATTTAAAGCCTCCAATGTTTCAATCAATTTAGAATTAAAACTCTGTGCATCATTAGCATGGGCGACAATCGAATTATTATCTACACTAAAATCTGCTATATCAAGTCGTGCATTTTTCATTCCTTCACCGACATCCTCCAGAGTATCTGGATTTTTACCAAGTAAAGTAAGTCCCATAATATCAATATCTGAAAGAATAAGCTCTTTTGTTTTTGCATCAAATTCCATAGAATTAATACCAAGCTCTACACTTACCTTAGTTCCATTTTTTCGTTTTATAATTGATGCAGTATCTGTATAAGGAACTGGAATAGCACATTTTCCATATAAGAAATTGTGACCAGTTTCTTCTTCAATCTTGAAATATGGTTTATCAGAAGTAAAACTGCCTACCTGTTTTTCAAAGTAGATGGTATTTCCATCTTTATCTACATCGAAATCGTGCGATGTAAAGTCTTTTAGGACTTCGCCTGTTTCTTCATCTGTATACTCCATAAAGTTTGCAAGAATAGGCTTATATGCCAACTGTTTTGCTGCTTTTTCAAGAGCATCATCAGTAACATTTGATTTATTTCTGTTACGTCCGGAATGCATAATTTTTACATCACAGAACATAAGTAATTCATCTGATTCATCTTCGTCAATTTTCTCAAACTGAGCTGGAATTTGTACAGATAACTGATATCCAGAATCTTTTGCACTAAAATTAAAATTTGTATTTTGAGTTGCTAAAAATGCATACAAATCTTCGGCTGTAAGCATTCTTTTATTATATTTTTTAGTCACTTTGTATTTACCTCCTTTCTTTAGAAATTAAAAATAGCCCTTAGAAAAGAGGACTAAACACACATAATATTTGTGAATTTTACTTTAGTCATATCAATGTCATTTTCTGCAAAATTCATCTTAGTATTATTTACAAACATATAAAAATGAGCAGGTGTCTGGACCTCTATATAACCTAGAGTGATCAACTGCTCACGAACTTCTTTATCATATGTAAAAATAAATTTTTTATCTTTCATTATTTATCACTCATTTCCACGTTCTTTGGATTTACTACCAGAATCGGTTAGATCATCAGAATCTTTACTTGGGGCACCACCATTAATAGGATCGGTATCTGTAGTAGAAGTATCACCAGATTGCGTATAACTTGTACTAAGTGGATTGCTCATCAAATCAACAAGTCCTAAATCACGCTCAAGCTTAAGCATAGACATTTGTTCAAGAAGTGTATTTCCATCAAGAACACCAACTGACATTCTTGGTAATCCATTCTGGGCAGATTCAATAAGTTCTTTACGTTTTGCTTTTCTTGTATAAGGACAAACACCGTCTATATACTTAAAGTATCCATGTCCTGTACCAACTACATAATTGAAATATAAATTCAAATACCTCTGTACCTGTGGTAAAAGAGTACTCTGACCATATTTCATATCTGCAATAATCTGTGCTTCGTAAATTGTTGTTCCAGATTTATCTGAATCAAGAATCACGCCACCAATATGCTTGAAAATATTAGATATTGAATTTGAAATCATATCAGTATCATCTGTATTATTCAGATCTTTAAATTCAATTGTATCAATTTCCATAGGAGAGAGCACAACATTAACACATGGAGGAACATTAGCTGCAAGTTTATTATAGTATTTCAACGCTGTATCCGGATCAATCTCAAAATCGTCCGGATCAGAAGTACCACTTAATGGTTTTAGTCTAGCTACAAGAAGTTTATAAGCACTAAGTTCGTCCTTGACGGCCTGAATCTCCTGTAAATCTATGGCATTTATGATCGTTTGGAATAATGCTGCGAGGGGTGGGTAATCCATAGTTGGATCATCACTATTTACCTTAAAACAAACCTGTCTTTCAGGTTCAAGCTCCTGCCATCTTAATGTAGAATCTTTCTGATATGCTTCATATTTAGATTTGAATTCAGAATCCCAATATTCAAGATATGCTTCATGTGATCTGAAATAAGAAAAGTCAAATGCAAATCTGAATACACCTGCTTCAACAGATGATACTCTACAATAATCTCCATCAAGAATCTGATAGAAACAAGTTCCACCTTCCTGATCAGAATCATCATAAACATATGCGTACACAGAGTCTTCACGCCAAGCTACAAGAAGTAGTTTTACAAGTTCACTGGCAAAATCCATACGTTGCCAACGAATCATAGTCTCATACCAAGTATTAGTACGTTCCTCTGGAGTCATTTCCTGCGTAGGATCATCCAATGGGATAATATTGAACGCATCTCCACAAATCATAGTCGCATAGTGTAAACAGATACGTCTGTACTCATAGCAAAGTCTGTACAGATACCGGCTTAAATTCCTTAACTGAGACTCGTATGATTTTGGTGATTTCATATAAGTACGAAGTGTTTCCCTGGAATATGTCTGGAAAGTACGCGATTCAGTTTTTGACAAATCGGTAAGCTGCAATGCGTCTATCATAGCCTTTGTGGTTTTTGCCATTTCAAGCACACGTTCATGTTTCGTAAGTGTTGTTGACATTTCAGCTACAGTTTTCTTCCCTTTTGGTGTATCAATAGTTGGAACAGTGGCTGATTTGTTTAATAGTAATTTATCAACTTTGTCCAGTTTCTTTGTTTGATTTCTAGTTATGGTTGATTTTGTATTGACTGTTTTAGTTATTTTAGGAGCTACCTTTGACTTCGAAGTAGAAGTTGAGGCAGCTGTGTTAACGGTTTTATTTGAAATAGGTGTACCGTCCTGCACCTTTGGCTTATTTTTACTACCTTTGGGTCTACCCATTGGTACACCTGCCTTTCTATTTTTGATTTGGATTTGGATTGGTTGGAATTTATTTTAAGAAGTAAGAAGTGGGAGAGTAGTGGGTGTTGGAATAGATTGGAATAATAGATTGATTATTAATCGAAATAAGAATGACGCTTCGCTGTACGAATTGGTAAGCGATCAGCGAGATTAGTAATGTTTTTTTTACGTTTTTTATTTTTTATATGTTCAAGCCGTTTTTCAGATAAAAACCATCCTAACATTGCCAGTACATACGCATGATCGTCATGCATAGTAGCTTCTGAAACACCTGTGTCTGCATCTTTATGAGCAGGTAGCCTAAATCCATCTTTTCCACCATCACGCTTAATACGGCAAATATTAACAATTTCTTCTTTCATAACATCAATCTGAACTAATGCAGCTTCTTCGTCAATAGATAGTTTTCGAATTTTAGTTTTCGCAGACTCAATTTCAGACAATCTTTCTTCAAGCATTTCTTCATATTCGTTTACATCTAAATCTAACTTATCCAATTCTTTTCGAATTATAGCTTCTGATTTTTGCATAAGTTCGTTATCAACTTCAAGAATATTAAGATAACCTTTGTTATCATATTTTTCAGTAAAATGTATCTTATCTGCCTCGACCATTTTAATCAATGCTTCATACATTTCCGATTTATATTTCGCTGGTTCAATTAATTTTAGTTTTGGCACAGCATCTGGATATCTTTTAGAATAAACGTCACCGTTTGTATATTCTTTATCAATCAATCCACGATGAATTTTTCCGGATTTATCTTTCCAGTCTTCAATAAGACTATCTCGAACCCAAGAATTACCACCACCACCTGAACCTGCATCTGCCATAAAAAGCTCAATATTGTCATAATCTAAAGCATCACCATTATAGTCAAGAAGTATTTTATGAATTTCTTTAATTTGTTCTTGTGTCATCATTGGAGTTCTTTTTCTTAGCCCCAAGTCTGCAAAAGATACAACATTAACAATATCCATTGTGTAGCCATTTTCTTCATCGTATAATAACTCTCCAATACCAATAACTGATAAGTCGGTTGAGCGAGCTGGATCATATGCGAGGACGAATTTTCTAATGTTTGTATCATTATAAAGAACTGGTGGGCGATTATATGAATTACGAACAATCAAAGCCCTTTTAATAATTTGATTTGCGCCAGCATCTTGCGTAAACTGGTTATAATATTCTCTGTTGGCTTTTTCAGGATTATTTCGAATTTCATTATCAATAGTTTCTCTATTCAATAATGAAGCTGGGTATTTTTTTCCATGAAAGGTAGAGTTAATAACAATATCACAATTAAGGTCTGCAACAAAATATCTCGGATCTCCTAATAACATTTTTTTAGAAAAATCTCTATATTTTTGATAAAAAGCAGTATCTACAGAAGATGCGGAAGAAGCGTATAGTAGTTGATGCGGAAACTCTTTAGGAATAGTAGATACATTTAAATTACCACCTAATTTAAAGTTCGCATCTTGAGCTGTAAATGCGCCAATTACATTAAATTCTTCTTCTGAAAGCCAACCTCCCTCATCAAAATAGACTGCTTCACATCTTTTACCTCTTTTTGCGTTTATATTACTATTTAAAGTTTTTACAAAACTTCCATTATAGAGTTTATATGTAAACCCCATTGGGTTGTGAATGAATCCATTTGAATTTGCCTGTCCAATTTCTACTTCATTTTTAAAAACATCTGTTAAACCAGTCATAGAACCTATATTTTTTAATGCAATATCTTCTATCTTGCGAAAAGTTTCTTGCGATTGGTCAGCTGTTCCAGAACATATATAGATTCTGTATGGTAAATCTGCTAACAATCCCCTTACCATAGCAAATAAAGCAAGTTTTGTTGTCTTTCCGGCACTTCTACTTTCAAGCCATAAAACAAACGGAGTAATCCAGCTCATCATAAATGTATACTCTTGTGAATCCAAAAGTTCTACACCTATAAATTCAGACATAAACCTGGTCGGATATTTAATTCCCCATTGTCTTATTTTTGCAAGTTTTTGATATCCCTCAAGTTTTCTTTGCGAAATTTCTAATTCAGTAGGTTTAACATAAAACTGATAATTGTCTGGTAATATAATTCCTGATTTTGTTTTCATAATTTATCACCATCCAATTCAATACCCTTATCTTTAAGAAAATCCTTTATTGCACAATTTTCTTTTAACAAGAGTCTTGCCTTTTCTTCATTATCATCAGACTTCTTCTTATATTTATTAATAAGATCTCTTTGTTGAACAATCATGTCATTATAATCATTTTCGTCAAGCCTAATCTGTTTTATAATTGCAGCGTCACTAATTTCCGCAACTTGCTGTAATCCCTTCGAATATTCAACATCATATAGATTAGTTTCAATTTCTTCCAGGTTCATTTCTTTTAATTTACGAACTTTTCCAGTCCAAGTATTTTCACCCTTAGAAGAATTGACAGAGTGTTTTAAACTAATGCCATTATCTTTTGCAAGATTAAGAACAGAACTTGTTATTTTGTTTTTTGTGTCTTCAAGATTTTTTATAGTAGAAATATTTTTTTCCATATTTTCTATATCAGACATAAGAGTTGTAATAACATCATTTATTTTTTCTATATGATTAAAACTTTTTACAATTTCGATAGAAGAAGAGGTTTTTAATCTATCTTCGTTTGCATCCTCACTTGCATCAAGGTAACCTATTAAGCTTGAATATAAATAAGGCTGATCCGCATATGCTTCTTTTGCAAATGGGTCATAACCAAGTAATCGAACAACATCTTTTTTATTCTGTACAAAAGATTCAAGAACTTCATCATTTAAATTTGGTGTTAAATCAGTTGATATAGTTTCTGTTTCTTTTTCTATTCGTATATCATCAAAGTCAGAAGACATATATGTTTGACATTGATAATTGATCATACTTACGTTTTTTATATATGAATCATATGGTGTTCCGCGTTTTTTTCCAGAATTTTCATTTGCTGATTCCTGAACACTTGAATCCCATAATGAATTTAAAAATGGCTTATTTAGGTAAAACATTGCAAGACGTGTGTCTTTTTTTGTAGAATATTTATTCCCATCATCATCATATTTGATTGCCAAATCTTGTGCACACTTTTTACAAATTGGAGTTACGCCACTTTTATTTAGTGGGTCTGTACTTTTATAAAATTTTTCTCTAGGTTGTAATTTTCCACATAAACAACAAGTAAAATAATTTGTTTTCAGCTCCTCAATTTCAGATGTCAGTCTTTCTATTTCGGCTTGCGATTCATTTAATTTTATTCGTGCCTGAGAGACTGTCATTTTTGCTGGAGCAACTATTTTTTTTACAGCAGCTATAACAGTCGCCTCCTTTTGTTCATAAAAATAAATTATGCATTCATCTTCAAATCGAAGAGAGTGCTTTCTAAGTATTCAATATAACAAATAAAAGCATCCACAGAAATGTGGGTGCTTTTATGCCAAATGCATGGCTACTAGCACTTAACGCTAGCTTTACCGTAAAAAGATAGGGCAATGGTGCGAGTATCCACCTTTTTCTTATAATGATCAGTTATAAGATCCCTACCTATTAAATATCTACTACAGGCTTTGAACCTGTATCTGATGGCACAAAATGTCCGTCCGTCATAACCATTTAGACCAAGTAGACAAAAACTCATTTACAAAAACAATAAATCTGTGATAAACTAATATTTATATCTACATTAGTAGGTATACACATCAAAGCACCGTCAGTTTCTCCAGTTTTGAAATATAAACACGAGAGGCAGGTGAACTACATGGCATTTGTACCGACAATTTTAAAGCCTGTACACGTCAGAGCATATTGGCGCTTCCGTCTTTTTAGGTGGGAGTTTGTTCATGAACACTGGCGCAGTCTTCCTAACCGATAGGAAGAAATAAATTTGTCACCTGAGTCTGGATCGAATCTCTCTGATAAAGATTTTCTTTTCTTACTCAATTCTAGGTACCTGACGGTGTTTCTTCTAAAATTAATTCTTAAATGCAAGCGGATAGTACGACCATCTATTTCTCTTATTACCTACTCACAATCATGTTATCCATGGTTCATAATTGTTTTCAGATCTGGACCAATCCAGATAGCTTCAATGCACTTGCCACACAAAGCAAGACTTGGTGTAAACACCATTTCAAGTAAAAACCTCGAAGGTTTTTGTTCACAAGCTCAAATCTGGTTTACTGCACGCAACGCCCCAGTAAAAACCTCGAAGGTTTTTGTTCATTATTTTTTCCTGTCACCGGTATGCGAAATCTACACCATGCCTCCGGTGGAATACTATGTCGTAAATAGGAAAACTGGGATGGTGGGATTTGGACCCACGACATACTGATTAACGGTCAGCCGTTCTACCAACTGGACTACATCCCAAGACACTGGACCGAAGCCCAGCTTGGAGAAATAATCATGAAAACGAAAAATACAAAGAAAAGAGAAGAATAGTAGAATAGGACAGTAGTCCTATTTAGTGGATGGAGAAGGATTCGAACCTTCGAAGGCAGAGCCGTCTGATTTACAGTCAGGAGCGTTTAACCACTTCGCTATCCATCCAAATAAAATTTTATACTAAATAAAAATTGAGTTGTAGGGCAGTGTACCAGGACTCGAACCTAGAGTCTTCATTTATATGTTTACAAGTATTAAATATGACGCTTTACCAATTAAGCTATACCTGCCATAGCAGGAATATTACCCTGCGATCAAATTGGTTTTATGTCTCCATTCCGACCATTCATCACTCGGTCAATTTTTATTTTAACTTCCTGTCAGAACCGTCACAGGATGCATTTCACTAACTTTTCTTTATTTTACCGAGGTGATATAGTTAGCAATTACACCTCATCATCAATTTTGAATCGTCCACTAAAGCAGGGACTCTCTGTTTGCGTAGTTATTTCGCTGTCCGCCAGCTATCCTGACTAAATCAGGAAGAGTATTATTTGCTTCCGCTCAGTCGGAAGGTTCCAGTCCTAACACTGTATGATGATTCACGGATTATTTTACATCGGCTACGCGCGAATAACTTTGAGGCACTTGTCAACTATGTCATTCTCCGATGGCAGACGCTCCTTATCTGCGTAACAGAATATTTCTATTCTGGGTAATATAATAGAAGAGAAGTTATTTAAACATTCCGGCTTTTCTCAGACGTTCTCTTGCAATATTTACTTCCTTTGTGTGATTTCTTTTCGGAGATTCTGCCTGCTCTATCATTTTCTTTGCAGTTTCTCCATGTATAACCATAATAGGGCTTTGTTGTCCGTTGAACATAATGAATTCCCTCCGATATAAAGTAGAAGAGAAGATAACAGTCATAATTCTCTGCTATACCGCAGAAATTCAAAAAGTTATGTTGAGGTCACAAACTAAAATAGTTAATAACAAACGTATTACCTTCTCTATTATGTACTTCTAAATTAAATTTTGATTGAATCCTTAATTTTTCTAACCTTAGAATGATCTACCTTTATGTAATATTTCTTAGTAACATCAGTTCCTGCATGATTAAGCATTTCTGAAACATCTTCTAAACTTGCCCCATTTTCCTTAAGCAGACTAGCATAGCTATGTCTCCAATCATGACAATGTAATGTAGGATGCCCAATCATATTACCAATTTTTTTACACCATTCATTTAGAGTATCATTACTTACACATTGTTTCTCATTTGTATAAGCCGTTTTGAACACCCAACCATAATCATCTATATTATTGTTTTCTCTATATTTACGTAATTCATTCATATAATCGCGAGTTTCTTCACTAAATGAAAGCTCTACAATTTTACCTTCTTTTTCAAGTACATCAGAGCAAATACGTTCTTCCACATTGATTTGATCCCATTTCAAATGAGCAATTGCATTAACTCTAGCCATTGTAGTGAGAGATAAAAAAGCATAAACCTGTAACTGAACATCACCATATTCAGAAAGTTTTTCTCTCATAAATTGCACTTCTTCCTTTTTTAAATAAGTTTGTACAACAACAGGTTGTCCTTGTTTTGGTCTATCAATAAATTCCATTGGGGATTCTGTAATGAGTTTTTTCTTACGAAGAAATTTATAGAAAGCGGAAATAGAAGACATGACACGTTTCTGACGATTAACATTATTACCTTGCTGTTTTCTCCAGAAATAATATTCTTCAAGATCTTCTTCTTTTGCTTCAAGAACAGATAGATTAAATTGGTTATTATACATATAAATGAACCACTGCATTAAATCAGAATTATAACCCCTAATTGTCTTTTCTGATAGGTCTCTAATTGACATATCAATTTGATATTTTTGAAACAATCTTAATGTTTCCGGATTAACCTGTTTAGCTTTTTCTGCGTCATATAATAATATAGGTTTACTTCGTTCAACTGCCATTTCTTCATCACTTCCTTTTATCAAAATATTTCGTTATCTTATGTGAGATGACAGCATCAGCCATCACCTCTTCAGAGAGTTTTATAATAATGGGCGAAAAAAGTAATTGCCTCACGGCAAATCACCACACATAAAATAACGATTTTATATTTACCACAGGACTATTACAGCCCTGTGGAATAGTTTTTTATTATTTTTTAGAAACTGAATTGTATTTTTCAATCCAATCTTTATAATTATCAATAATCCATTTGCGACCTTTTTCAGTCCATTTTAATACCGGTTTATATTTTTCTTCTTTATAACTTTCATAATCTGCATATCCATCTGTAATCAGCCATTTATATTCTTCATAAGGATACCAATTACCATTCTTAAATAAAATACGATTCACATGCATAATTTCATTTAATTTAGCTGCATGTAATCCAAGATCTTTTGCAATAATACTTGTATTAATTAATCCATTTTTCTTAAGAACATCATCATAATATGTAGCTTTTGGTTTTAAAACTGCATTTTCTTTTTCAAGTTCTTCATTCTTTTCAACTTCTACAAGAAGCTGCACTAGAGCTTCTTTGTAATTTACTGGAAGTTTTGGCTCAGAATGAGATGATAACTGTTTTTCCATTTCATTAAATGCTTCAATATATTTTAATTTCCATTCAAGAGCATCTTTCCCAGTAAACCCCATCGCCAGAAGAGAAAAACCATCACGATTAATGAGATATTCGGTATAAGTTCGTCCTCTTGAATTCTTATATTCTGAATAAATAAACATATTTTTCACGGCGGAATTTTCCGCTGTGAGATTTCGTATTGATTCAAGAACATCTTTATGAGCTTTATTAAAATGTTCTGCAATTTCACGACTTGTTGTTAATACTTGTCCATTTTCAATAGAAACTAATTCATTTTTAATCATATATTCACTCTTTCTGCACTATTTATATGCTAAATATATTTTGTTGTTTGCCGCAACATTTACCTTGTTTCCTTACGTGAGATGACTACGGCAATAGCCATCCCAATATGAAAGAGTGCTATGATAAAAATATCAAAACAGAGGGTTAATCACCTCGCGTAAGAAAACAATGTTTATATTCCCACAGGACTATCACAGCCCTGTGGTTTATCAAAAATGAAAAATTCTATTTATCTAGCAGCATCCTTTACAGCTTTTGCCAGTTTTGCCTTAACAGTTTTATGAGGTTTAATCATCAGATCTTCCCCAGTGAGCGGATTGCGGCCTTTTCTTCCAGCTACATCCTTAACTTCAAGACTTCCAAATCCTGGTACTCTAATATCCTCGCCAGCTTTCAGTGTCTCCATGATAACTTCCTGAAGTGCTGTTACGATCTCACCTGTCTCCTTAATTGTCTTCTCTGCTTTAGTTGCTGTTGCTTTAATAAGTTCAGTTTTAGTCATAATTTTGTTACTCCTTTGATCATTTAAATTTTTATAATTTTATTTTTTGTTTTTATTTGTACGTGGGACCGCCACGCTCGGCATGTTATTCAGTTGTCTATATTCGAACTGATTTTCATCAGTCAATAACAATGTTATTAGTTCCTTTAAGACCTTTTTCTTTGTCCCAAATGAAACAAATGCATTTTCTTACAGCACCAACAAATCCGGATTCGTGACTCCAGTTATCCTCGCCTGTAACAGATGGGAGATTACGAATGATTAAACCACCAAGTTCTTTAATTACCTGTTCCGAATGAAGGTGTGCGAGATGTGCTTCATGGTATTTTGTTCTTCCAAATGCTTCTCTGGCTTCAACCTGCATTACTTTGTCTACACGTTTACCTTCTTTATCTCCATGAGCATACATAATAAGAGAATTGCCCCATTCAAAATATTTTCTTGGATGCATGTCTACATCAACAAGTACATTTGGATCTTCATGAAAATAAGCCCATAATGTCATAACTACGTGCCAAGAGCTTAAAAAATCATGGTTTCCTGGGACATACATAAGTTCAACAGGAGCAAACTTAGATAGCGCAGTAATGCCATCAATGAGCATTTCTACACATCCCTTAAACATTTCCTGATGTCTCATATTTGTGTCCTGTGCAGTGCCACGAGTAGTTGTTCCTTGTACATTGTCAAAATGGAGAAGGTCGTTGCCGATTGGCATAAGAATTTTTGCGACTTTTCTTGACTTAATGTCTTCAATAGCCTCAGTTATAATCGTATTAAAGCATTTCTCAGCTATAATATAATCGTATGATCCGTTTGTAAGATTTCCTGATGCGAACTTACCATAGTGTAAATCCATAATTGGAATCTCATATAAAACTCCATCATCAACTTTAGGTTCTGTAAAATAATCTCTATTTTTCGGATTATAATTTCTAACTAAATCTTCGTAAAACTCTTCAATTTCAATCTGAGAAATTTCAGTTCTAGGTTTTACATTGATTTTGCTTGCATACAGATTTTTAACACCAGATTTTCCACCTTGATTCCAAATAGAGTTTCTTGCAGAGACAAGTTCCCATTCAAGTGGATCATAACCATGTGCGTTAAGTAAAAATTCAGGATTTTTCAAGTTTTCCTCATTAATCTCAATAAGTCGATCACTTGTAAAAGAGCCATCCTTATTTACATCTGTCTGTTCTTTATATCTTGGAAGCGAGAGAGGAGCCGGTTCGTCTGTAGTTGGTTCACTATTTACTTCCATTTCTTTTCTTCTTTTTTCATCAAAATATTCTTTTACGAATACGCTGCCATATACATTGCTACAAGCGTTCCGAAGAGTATTGCGAGAAAGTGGAATAGAGTATTGATCAATAATTTCAGTCCAATCTTTATCTGAGTTTCCCTGTACTTTTGCAGTTATTTCGGCAAACGAAGCCTCATACTGTTCAGGTGTCATTCCATAATCACTTATTCTTTTTTCGAAATCCATAGGATCACCTACTCTGCGTTATCTGCATCCTCTGCAGGAATTACATCTAACTCTTCCTCAGTTTTAATCTGAGCAGTCATCTCGATATACTGATTTTTCATAGCGTTAAGAAGATCTACAACAAATATTTCTTTTTCGTCACCATTTTCATCTGTATATGTAATTGTGGAGCAATCATCAGAAAGTGTTCCTTTAATAGATAATTTATCGGTTGTATTACGTTTGAAGCTTAAACAAGACCTCATTTTATTTTCTCCTTTTAATCATAAAATTTTTTTAAATAATTTCATCCAAACTTTTAATTACTTTCTCTGCGACACCATATTTAATAGCTTCACTTGCAGATAAGTACCAATCGTTATCAAAATTTTCATAAAATACATCTTCTGGAATTTTTGTTCGTGATAATACAAAATTACCTAATTCCTCAATCTGACGCTGATAATTCATAATTGCAGCAACTACTTCATTATAATTACCTGCGAATGATCCACCACCTTTGTGAACAAGGAATTCTGCTGTTGGGAATGTGTATCTTTCGTGACAAGAGAGATAAATAAAACATCCACTTGATGCAGCGACGCCAACATTAATTCCAATAACTTTTGTTGTACTAAGCTGAATCGTGTCTACAAGACAGTTGTTTACTTCTAATTCACCACCTGGACTGAAGAAAATCACTTTAATAGGAGTACGCTGATCAACATGGATATTATTTTTCTTATCTTCAAAATTCCACTGCATAATCATTTTTGCATATTCAAGCGTCATTGAAGTAATTTCATCATCAATCCAAATAATTCTATTCTCATAGTTTTTATAAAACTGTAGAAGTGATGGATCTGGTAACTGTAAATTTTCAGCATTCTGCGGAATAGCAATATCTAAATATGCCATTTCCAATTTCTTTTTATCCTTTTTTTTATTCATAAGCATTACCTGCTTTCCTTTTAGTCTTTTATTTTTATAATCTCAAAAACATATCTTTAGAGCTACATAATACTTTATAACTCTTGTCATTTTTTGAGATTGATTTTTGTAAATCTTCCTTAAGCTCTAACTTTGATTCCTCAGAGCCGTGGACCAATATTAATTTTTCAGTTTTTAGACTTGATCCAAACTTAACTAAATCATCATGATTTGCATGACTTGAAAAAGTATAGAGTGAAATACAGTCTGCTTTATTTTCAACCACAGTATGGTTAATTTTTAATTGTTTGAAGTCTTTATAATTCTTGATTCTATATGCCAGATAACTTGGATTATCACCACAATAACCACATAAACAAATCATACTGTTTTCATCGGCAATATATTTTTCCAGGTATTTTAAAATTCTACCGTTAGTACAAAAACCGCTGCTTGAAATTACAATCTTAGGCTGATCATCAGCTACACAAGTATCTGATTCTGCTTTATCAGAGATAAATCGTACATTTTCCCATTCTGTTACTTTATTCCAAAGCTTTAAATTATCTCCAGATAGAATTTCAGAATAAATATTAGAAATTTCACAACTGAGCATAGAATCTACAACTACTGGTGCTTTAAATTTAGTATCACTACCAAAAATCTCATATAAAACAGTAAGAATTTCCTGTGTACGTGAAAATGAGAAGCATGGAATAATAACACTACCATTTCTTTCAAACACAGTCTCAACAGCAGTTTTTAAATGTTCTTTATCAAATTTACGTGTCTTTTTACTGGTTCTTTGTTTTGAACCATAAGTTGATTCCATAATTGTATAGTCGTTGAAACAATCCGGAATTTCTGTTTGAGAAAGATAATGATTTACTGGATTTATTGCTCCAATATCAGAAGTGTATAAGATTTTCTTACATCGTTGCTCGTCTTTAAGAATAAGCTGTAATTGTGCAGCACCAAGACAATGAGAATTTTTGAACCATTGGAAACTTACGTTATCATCTAATCTAAAAACTGTATTGTATTGATCATAAACATAAAAGAAACCCAATGTTCTTTCTACATCATCCATTGTATAAAGTGGAGAGTAATCACGATTATATCTTTTGGATAATATACGTGCTTCATCTGCTACAATAAATGCACAGTTTCTTAATAATGCTTCGGCAATTCGTGCTGCTTTATCTGTGAGGATTATTTTACCCTTAAAACCTTCTTTTATAAGACGTGGAAGCAGTCCAATATGGTCAATGTGACAATGTTCTACGAAAATATATGATATTTCGCTTGGTTTAAATGGGAATTTCTTGGAATTAATTTTATAAGAATCAAGATAATCATTAGAAGATGCCTGATATAATCCACATTCTAATAGAATTTGTTTACCGGCAAATTGAATATGGTAGCATGATCCTGTGACTTCATTTGAGGACATGCCAGCAAAAGTGATACCATCACCTTTTTTCTTTTTAGCCATAAGCCTTTCAGCCTTTCAAGTTATTTTAATTTTTCCGCCTTATCAGCGTACCAATCTTCAATGTACCTCTTATTTCCACAGGTTTTATAATACCCCACATGGTACCCTCTGGAATTCATATACCCTCCTGAGTATGGCTTTAAGATTTTTTTATCAATAAGGGACTGGATACCCTCTTTTGTAATTGTTTTAATAACAATACACACCTTTCGTTCTAAATTTCCTCGTAAGAGAGGATAATAATTGCAGGAGACAGATTTGAACTGCCGATCTTCAGAGCATGAATCTGACGAGATACCAAACTTCTCTATCCTGCGACATTCATATTGCAAAGGGACCGAATATATATCCAATCCCTCTACAATATATGAATCAGAAATTTCTGGCCGTATACATACGTGTCTCGGCTCTTGGACACGGGAGCTTAATTTCGGAACTCTCCAATTTCATCTAAAAACTGTTTCCACTTTAAACAGTACGAATGGTTGTGGATGCCATTCATCTCTCTCCATATATGGGAAGATATTCGACATTAAAAAAAACCATATAAATAAAGGGGAAAACGAACATTATTGCAAAAGTTCTTGTTTCATTTGCAAATAACAAAGTTGCTTAAAAATTTTTCATGATTATATTGATATACTGTGTTTAAGATTTTTCTAGCATATTTTTGTGGATTTTTTAATTTAAAATCTCTTCCAGCATATTTTTTCCCAATTCCAAGTGCAATCTCTATCAAACGATTAATTGTTTTTTTATTTCCGATTTTCATATGTGATATTTGATCCAATGTATTCTTAGCAATTTCTGCTAATGAATCAACATATTCATCACGCTCAACTGATAGGCTGTTTAATGCTTTTATAGCGTTATCATACTCGTTTATAATTTTCATTATTTTTGTTACTTGTGCACTTGATGCTGTACCATCCATTTTAATGAAAAAATTTTCTGTTGGAATAGTAGTAGTTTTGCTTGCCCCCTGTATTTTATCTAACCACTCTTGTAACCAATTCATTGGACAAATTAAATCATTATTAATACGACCTTTTAATTTATTCCTTGATTCATCAATGTCTTCAAATGGAAGTTCCTTGCCATCTTTTGTTGTTTTTATTTCTCTTGTATACTGCATAAATTGTGGAAAGTCACATTTTACTGTTTTTACATTCCCATTTTTATCAATTACTTCTTTTTTCATTGACATACATGGAAGTTTACTAATCCTATCAATCTCTTTAACACCATCAATTTCATAAAGCCTCTTGCAGCTATCGATTATTACTTGAGCAAGAACGCTTAGAATTACGAAATTATCTGACAGTTCATCAAGTCTTTTTGGATCTGGATTATCACTCTGTAACTCACTCCAGTAATAAGTCATGGCAAGCTGTGCCAAATTACTGGAATATCCAATTCCGATTCTTGATTTAGAAAATGTATTGTCCATACGTGCATATTCTGATTTGTTATTTTTATAAACGACACCACTTTCTTTTAAGTCATTGACAATAGTAGGGTAGTGTTTATAGCAATAAGCTGCACACTTAACCATTGTCGGCTGATTTGTGGCTAGAACGAAATCCGAATCATGATCGCTTCCGTTACTTCTTGCTTGAAAGTCAGTCTCAATATTATTTACAGCAATAATATTTTTTGAAAATTCAAAGTATTTTTCCATCTCGTTACTATATACATTATGAAAATAACAAATATTATTTGGGGAATTGTGAGGATTACGAAATGCACATAGATGTTCGTCATGTTGAAATCTTGTAGTGTAACACTGAATTACACTATTCTCACTTTTTAGAGTAGGATCTTTTGTAAAATCCTCACCAACAGAATAGAGTAGAAGAGCATAAGGGTTTCCACATGTTGTTAAATTGTCACCATTTACAACAATCTTGCCTTTTCTAAGCTTGTATACATATGCAGAAATAATTTTTGACTTCTCATGTCTGAAAAATGTACTATTGCCAAATTCATGGTTGTGATCATATAAATCAGCCATCATCTCATAGTGGTTTACCTCATTAGCATTTTTTCTTAAGAATTTCTCAAACTCATTATTATCCTGCTTCAGTAACTCCACATATTCAATACTGGTGCTTGCAATATCCCTTACATCATCTTTGGTACATGGGAGAGTATTAACCATCTGATAACTGAGCTGTTGATATTCACCAAGTTTACTAGGATGATCGGTTTTTACAATACCGAACACGCTGCCATCTTCATTTACCTTATTGCACCAATACTCATATGCAGATTCTAATGAGCCGCCCATTAAATCTTTGAATTTTTTCCATTTAATGGCATTGTCAGTAGTGATAATCTTAATGTCTTTCAAATAATGCCAATGACCAAACATATCTTGAACTTGATATGTTTCGTAATCATTACCGGTTTTTTCACACCAATCTTTAAAAAATAACTGTATATGAGATTTAAAACCACACATCTTAAATAAATGGTGTCTCATCAGAGCCATGCCGTTGATTTTAACAGTCCATTCCGGATTATAAGCATTTCTGCAATCTTTAAAATAATCAGCTTCGATCAATCCCATACCATCCCAAAGTGTATTCTTGACTTCGGTAACCTTCTTGTCTACGACACATTTCTTACAAATTCGACCCTTAGAGTCCACGTAATCTTCTGCACGAACAATGTTAGCCATTGTCTTAAAAAATGAATCTTGGTCCCTAAGAATGAGAATATCCTCTACAGGAATATACTTAGTTCCAACGATGGTAGACGTAGTAAGTGGAGCATAGGCAGATATCTCAACAATTTTTGCATTGTCATCTGTCATTAGTTTTCCAAGTCCGATAGTTAACCATTCGTAAGCCACTTCATAAAGTTCAGAGTTTATAAAGATAACCTTTCCAAGCTTTGCTTTAGCACTGGTTCGAAACAACATCTCATAGTGAATTGTTTCTTCACTTTTAATAGTGTCATCTTTATTCTTAGTTTTATAAGTAACATCTACACCTTCGTTATAGAATTTATCTCTGATCTGCTCACGTTTTTTTTCATCATAGAGATCTTTGTTGTTCTCAACTTTCTCTAATGTGTATTTAAGACGTTCCTTTAATTCGCCATCAGAATTTTTATATAACTGCTCAATTCGCTTATGTTCATCCTCATAAGATCTGGTTCCAAAGTCAAAGTCTAAGCAAATAATATCTCTAGTAGATTCACCTTTATATACATTAAGACCATTCTTTATAAGAAAAGCAGAGAATAAACTGTTATTAAGCATTGCTTCAGTGTAAGAGAAATAATCTCTTGTCCCTAAATTAACATCATATAATGTACCGGCACTGATATTTTTAATTTTAATTCCAAACTCACTAATGATAATCACCACCTTACATTATTGATGATCTTTCTTAGTAGAATTTTTAGTTGATTTAAATTTATATTTATTTCCATTATTCTTATTATTACTCTTTGTCCATCCAATAGAAGAAGCTGCAGCATTAATATTACAACTAGGAAATGGAGGATAATCAGTCTCAAAGGCATATAAATTTAATATATTTGATGCATAGCGATGAAATTCTTCACGAGATGGTATAGCAGGAAATGTACCTCCTGTATAATAATTTTTAGTAGTTTTAGATGATAATCTCTGTGTAAGTGCAACGTTGTCTGTGTTTACTTCTGTATTCATATTTAGTATGTACTCCTTTTAACATAATTAGTATTAATCCTTTCTGTGCGAGGTTGATAAGTTACATAACCTACTAAAAATGTGAAGGGTTGAAGGGTAGTAGGTTATATAAAATTCTTCTTAATAGAAAAATTTTTTATTCACAAAAAATGCAAATGTGTTATTTCACATCTGACTATTAATTTCTTCTCTATTTGGTTATAAGTTATATTGGAATTTATTTATCTGAATAGATAATGATAATAAATAATGACAATAATAATATAAAATCAATTAGAACGAAGCTAGATGTTGAAGCGTAGCGAAACATATAGCGTAGTGATGACAAATGAACGTAGCGTAAGCGAAGTGAGTGCGGCAGCCTCTGGTGGAACACCAGTAAAGTATAATCAAAATTTTATAATAAATATTTATAATCAATATTTCAAACTAACTATCCTGTCGTTCCGACAGTGCTTAACCGCATTCACTTCGCTAAAGCTTCGTTCATTTGGAATCACTTCACAATTTTTCGCTAACGCTTCAAAATTGTTCGTTCGAAATTGATTGATTGTATATTTTTATTGAAATTTTTCCGTTTATAATTGGAACATCACGAGAAATCCTATATAAAATAAGGCTAAAATGTAATTGTTACAAAAGTGTTAAGCTTGTTTTCGCCTTATTTTATATAGTGAAAAAGCGTGTCAAAAAGTTGTCCGTTTAAACTTCCCTATATAAGAGAATATATATAATAATATATATTGGAATTATAAACGGACAACTTTTGATTTTACCCTTATTTTATATGGCGAAAAAGCCTTATTCCTAGTAATCTTGTAGACATTTGGTTTTACTATATAAAATATGGTTAAAATCTAATTTTCAACTTTTCTAAATTTATATCAAAATGAAAATTCAGGATCATCTTCATTACTTTTAATAAAATCTTCTGCTGAAAACTCTAAATCTTTATGCCCAATTTTTATTAATTCATTTGTCAAGATAGATTGTGCAGTAAGATATGTATCAGGGATTTTCCATATATTTTTATTATTCTCCATTAAGAATGCAGGTAACTCACCCCAATAATCTTCTTCATTTCCAAATACTTCTTTATTATATTTTTCAATGCATTTATCATAATATGACTGTGCATTTTCATTTATACAAGTTACTACATTTTCATTTAATAACTGTTTTTGTAAATAAATTTCTGTTTCTGGAAGTGCTTCTTTAATATCTTCTGGTGTATAAATAATTTTTAATTGCTTGTAACAATGATCCCATCCAAATTGATCTAATAGAAGTTCATTAACTTTTTCATAATATTCTTTTTGTCTGCCAGATACAAAAACTTGAAACATTTTTTCGTATCCCATTTCAGTATGTAATACATAACGTTCTGTTTGAAGAATAAGTTTCTTTTCATCATCAGTAGCAATAGAACTTATCTCATTTCCATGGTTATCATATTCTACAATTACAGTTTCAGGTTCATAAATAATAAGTTTTCTACTTTTTAGATTATTTAATGCAGAAAATAAAATTTGTTCAAGTCTTTTGTTACAGCGTTGATAAAAATTTCTTACTTCAAACGATGTTACTGTTTGATCTAATTTTATAAGATCTTTTTCACTTGTTTTTCCATAATTATGATTTGTAATACCTAAAAGTTCCCACCAGTTTTTCTTTGTTAATGTACTTGTAAATCCATCTTGTTTTGATAAATACTGTAATAAAATAACTTCAATGCAATGTGCATATATAGAATTATTCCCAAATTTTCTTTTATCATCTTTTTCAAGCGGAGTATCATAAATATCTGTTATAATAAATTTCTGTCCAGATTTCTCCCAATCAAAGTAACATTCAAATTCTTTTAGTTGATATTTTTTTGCATTTCCAGTTGTAACCTCTTGTTTTAACAATTCACAAAGTTCTTTATAATTCTTTACAGTCATTCCAACTTTTAACTTTGATGTATTGATTTTTAATGGTACTTTTGGTTTTGTTGCTTTAGTAGTTGACGATTTTGTGGTTTTCTTTTTAGTTGTACCTGATAATTTAGTTTGTTTATTAGTTTCTTTTGGCATTATATTATTTTGCTCCTTTAATTGGTTCTTCTTGTTTTTATTTTTAGTTATTCTGAAAATATGTTATTTCAGTTGTGCATTTATTTAGTTCCAAATATTTCTTTTAAATTACTTCTCTTTACATTTTGAAAAAATACTATTGTATTCTTCTTCAGTTAGTGGTCTTTCTAAATCATATTCGTATTTAGGTTCAGATGGTTTTTGTGGTCCATTTGGATTATCTGGATCAACTGGTTCACAATAGAAATATTCTTCCTTACGTTTATATGCCTGTTCTGCTAACTCTGTCATATTAGGTTTTAAGTAAGGTTGCGGTCCACCGTAAGGACATGTTGAGATGTGCTTATTAGAAACCTGTTTCTTAAATAGTGATTGTAAATCTGATAAAGACTTTATTTGTGCCATGATCCTGTTAACCTCATAATATATTCTTTGTATAATGTTGGCGATGCTTCCTTTAGTAATTCTTCTAATTCTTTAATAGGTTTGTTCCAAATACATACGGTGAATGGTGCTTGACAACCATCGTAGTATTCTGCATAAAATTTTACTTTTGAATCTGGGATTACTTCGATTCTATCATAGTTTGCCCTTGCTACTCCAAATGCTGATTCACCATAACCAGATTTTGAAATTGCCTCTTCAAATTTATCAAGTTCATCATCTAATGATGAATCCCCTTTGTACCAAAGCTCAGATAATAGTTTAACTAAAACTTCAAAATTATATTTTTCATTCATTTTTTATATTCCTTTCTTGAGATGTGATTAGTGGATTCAATATAGACTTCTAAATGGAATTTTATTTTATTCTTATTAATTAAATTCGATGCAAAATGAGAAGTGTATTAGTTTAATGTAATTTTGAGTTAGATTTGAGTTAGATTTGAGTTATTATATTAGACCTGGATGGTAATCTGGGTAGTGAGTGTAGCTGAGATTAAAATATACCCCATAATGGGAGAGTAGATGAGTTTTTGATGGTAAATTTCGATGAAATGGTGATTGATGGTAAATTGATAGGGTAGAGGTGTTTGGTCGATTTTTAGGGTGGAATTTTGATGTAAGGTAGGTGTAGATTATAGATGCGTTTGAAATATTGGGATTTGAGTGAGTGTTGAGTTAAAAAATAAAGCAGCATATCCGGATTGGATGGCTGCTTTTAAATTTTTTAGTTAAATTGTGTGAATTAAGTTGTGTTTTTTTGATACCGAGAGATAACAGTATTTATATAGGAAAGAATGCGATTGGTGTGATGAGTAAAATGGGATTTGAGTAGGGATTTATTTGGATTTTATCGAATGAGTGTTTTGGTAATAGTGAAAAATTGCTAGTTATGCTAGGAAAACATTGAGATTTTGGTGTGGTGAGTGATGTATTGGGTATTGTGGGAAATTTGGGTAGCTGAACGGTATCGATTGATGGCTTGAATTTATTTGGGTTGGGATAGATGGGTGTGTGATTTTGGAGTGATTTTTGATGTGATTTTTGAGATGGTGATGTGAGAAGTGGTAGAGATTTATTGGGATTTTACGATACGGTGGTCGATACGATGAGAGAGTGATGGAGAGTGTGAGTTGGTAGGGATTTATTGGGATAGATGCATTTTCCAGTCAGTTTAGAGATTGACCTGCTTATGCTGCTGAGCCGATCCTGGATCTGCTCCAGGATGGAAAGTACCCCCATCCCTTATTTTCCATGACTTCTAATAGATATTAGTGGACATGAAAATATATTTTTATGATAGAAAATATAGAAATCACTATACACTGCGGACTGGGGCAGTCTGGCAATGGCTTTAAACTGGTATATAGTAGGAATTTTTCAAAAAAATAGGGTAAAAAGTCGTAGAAATCCAGTATTTACAAGGGGTTGAGGGCTATGGATAAAATGAATTTTTTCACCAGACGGTGTGAAAAAGTGTTGCATTTGCAACATTATCGTATTTATAGGTTTTATCTATAATAAACGATTTATCTATAGTTTCCA